GCGGAGAGCGATGAAGTGCCTGCGGAGAGCGATGAAGTGCCTGCGGAGGAAACCACCACCGAGGTTCCGCCACCGCCTTCACCACCACCACCTTCTCCTCCACCTCCCGTTGATGAAATGGCGGACACGTGGACGTACATCTGTGATGAGCACAACCACATCATGTCAATGATCAACCCGGCATCATACAAAACCAAAACCAGACGTCGTGGTGGGTACAAGAACCGCGGAGCGGAGATGTGCAAGAACCTCGATGAAGGCTTCGTCATTAGACTGATCTCTGACATCAAGGAAAGGATCGGTGGCTTCGAGCAGTTTGATGTCAATTTTGTCGGTGCCAAGCCAAACAATACGACGCTCAACACTCTATGTGACGTGCTTACCAAAAACTGGGCCGCCATCACAGTCGGTCTCGCCGCACGCGAGTGAATTCTGCATATTCCTCCTATGCAACAATGGGGTTAGTGAAACCGAGGCAAATGGGAGAGTCTCCAAAGTGACAGTAATTTCAGTCAACGATGTCCCAATTGAGAAGAAATGCTAAAAAACACCAAGAAAGTAGAGGTATCAGTGCTATCATAGATACTTTTGCATGATGGGATAAAAGTATCATACATCCAATCGTTGTCCCGAGTATACACGCTAAAATATAAAGTGCAATTTTCTGATTTCCAATACACGAAAAAACAAACGTCCAAAAAGTAAGCAGAAACACAAGAAACGTCATTAGGATGTTTGCCTTACCCTTTGACCTAGTCCAGGAATACCCGACCAACATGAAAAGAATAGGCCATACTATACCAAAAACAAACGAAGGAGGCCTCTGTGGGAGAATAGAACCTTCATTGGACTGAATGGGACATAATGAAGAAACCCCAAAACCTAATATCATTGGTGCGAATAGTCTTACGTCGTACATTGATTTACTATAAGAATAAGAAAGATTCTTGTTATATATGAAAATTGGTTATTACCCAACTATAAACAAGTGGACTAAGAGAAGGCTTCTTACGGAACTGAAACCAAGAGAACTAATGAGATTACATCGAGATACTATGAAGAAAATGTACCAACTAACAGGAGGACCATCTGGTAATGTAGTGAGGCAACTTAATCCTAAACCATTGTGGTCCCAAAGACATGCATACATGCGTAAATTGATTGAAGGTAAATTGTATGGTATCAAACCTGATGAAATAAAAGTTATGACAATCAGAGGATACGACATATCTCTGAAAACAGCATGGCCACTTTACGAGCTTTTAGATTGTGCATTGATGACAACTCGCTATCTAAAAGCAAAAGATAAAGGACCGGCATTTTGTGCACCACCCATGGTGCTTGATACGCTTCCAAAATTGAACAGACAAACAAATGTACCTAATATTGCTCAAAAAATACTCAAACAAGAACTGCCATCAGGAAATACTATTTCTGTTTGTATGAGTAAATTAAGAGATTGGAAAACTCTTCACTCCACCCATTGTGGTGTGAACTATTCAAACTCGAAATCAGCTTCTGCTTCGGGACCATCGCTTCAGCATTAAAATAAAACACATACAATGACAACGAAAAGTGTCAAAGCAGGACCTTGTAAAACCTTGCGCCATGAAAATTCGGGTACAGAGCAGTACTTGCATTCCCCAATATCGTGAATATGCGAATGACATGAATGACATTCATATTTTGGTAGCGTTGATTTGTAAAATGATATAGATTTATTTTGTTCATTTGCGTAACGCATCAACCATTTTTTGGGAACTTTATTTGTTGAAATACGACACGCTCGAAGCATATCACAAAGTTTCTCTTCATAACTCTGTGTGATAATATCCACTTCGTCACGAAACATTTTATTGACTAAACGAAGATTTAGCTTATCGTCGGTATTCAAAGCAATGATACCAGTGATTTCGCTAGGCATGTAAGGAGCAAGCATATTGATTCACCGTTTAATATTCTTTAACTATTTTTATCATCTTTCTTCACATTTATTTGTTTAACTATTACAATAATGAATAAGAAATCTATTGTGGAGACAGAGCGTAGAAAGCGAAAAAATGCAAAAACTACTGCAAAAAGAAGTGCGTATTATTTTTCCGTAGGTAAGTCACCTCCCTCGAAGTCTTCGAGGTCACCGACTGTGTCGCAGAAACGGCAACAGAAAGCACGCAACAATACGGTTGGCGCTAAGAGGCGTGTGGCTGACACCAATGCCGCAGCCAGCGTACTTCAGGCGGGTGCACGTGAAATGCTAACACGTAAGCTCAGGCTCGCATCGAAAGCACGTGCAAGCGCGGACGACAGGGCCCGCGCAGAGTATTGGGGGCGCATAAGGAATGCCCAAGTCGCGAGCCGTTTTGGAAACATGTGGGCAAAAAAGAATGCACGCCGTGCAATCGATCCCGCTTATATTGAGAAGGTTGTGAAGGCCCGCCTGCGCGACACACAACACAAAAAAAGAAAAGAAATAGAGGCGAAACTGAAGGCAGATGCGGTAAACGAGAACGCAGCGTACATGGCAGCAAGTGCTCTCCAGGCTCGAGCGCGTGGCTCTCATGAAAGAAAGCAGCTGAAGGCTATGGAAAAAATGGCAAGGAAGGCACATGCGGAGAACGTTGCAGCAAGTGCTCTACAGGCACGCACGCGCGGATCCTTGGCAAGGCAGACGGCATGGTGGAAGCGGGAATCTCGCAAGTACCAGGAGGCCCAGGAGGCCGCTCGCTTGGAGAAGCAGTTGGAGAACTGGTTTGAAAACAAACGACGTGAACGTGAGGCACAAGAGCGTGCCCGCGCCGCCATTGCACACGCCGTAGCAGCTGCGAAACTCGAAAATGACTTGATGAATATGCAAACGTCGACCCGCCAGCTCAATCCAAGTCGGATTACCGTGCAGCCGCACAATAATATCAAAAACGCCAAAGTCTCACAACTTAAGGCAAACATTAAGCGTGCATCTAAAATACTTGTCGAAGCGACGCCAACAGCAGAAGAAAAAAGGATGGCAAAACTGTTATCACTCCTCTTGTCGTCACCGCGTGCATTGTCACCACCAGCACCACCAACACCACCAGCACCACCGGCACCACCAGCACCACCGGCACCACCAGCACCACCGGCACCACCAGCACCGCCCCCAATAGCGCTTACCGGAGCACCACCGGTACCGCCCCCAATGCCCACGAAGAAAAACATGCCAGTACGACCACCACAGCCACCCCAACAGTTGAAGAGACCTTCGGAACCAACACTGATGAACCAACTAAAAGAGAAGCTAGCAGAGCGACGAAGGTCGGTTCAGCCAAAATCTAAAAGTCGTTCCCCAAACACCTTCGTGATGCCATCTGTCAGTACATTACCTCCACCCGGAGCACCACCACCGCCACAATTTTAGATTTCATTGACTACAAGTGGCTATAGCATACCTGACTGATTCGAAAAGGGCGCTTCCTTTCTACGATATTAATTTGGTTTAACGTAAACAATTTTATATGTAAGTAGTTTATAAATATGAACATACCTGTGACATCTGAGAGTTTGTATGATATTTATGAAGCAGATCACAGAAAGCAAGTAAACCCTAAATCTGTTTCCAAATCTCGTAAAAAAACAAAACGAAAGCATGAAATTTCATCTCCTGCCCCCAAAATAGACACCGTTAAACCTGATTCAATACAGCCAAAGAACCGAAACCAAAGCAATATTCACAAAGCAGATCACGTACAACCTAAATCTGTTTCCGAACCTCATAAAAAAAGATATTCCCCCCGCAAGAAAGGCACCGTTAAACTTGTTTACAAACCTTCCGCAACTAATACTGAAATGAGAGTGTCTGCGGAGAACCGAAAACCAAAAAGGCGGCCGAGAATGCTTCGCAATCCAATACTTACTGCGTCTCTTATACAACGCGTCAGTGATCGTACGCGAAAAAGGGCAACACCCCTTCAAAAATGGACTGTTCGTAAACGAAAAAAAAGAAGAATACCTCCTGGAAATTGGACATCGGTGAATGAAAATGGAATTCTTCGTACAGAAGTGTTTTTTATCCGGTCAAATCAAGAGGACTAAGTTGTGCTTTGTATTTGAATTGCGATGCTAAATTTTAGCTCTTTCATTCTACTATCACGATATACTCACTCAGCGTCATTTCTTCGCATCGGCAAACAGATGATCAAACGCACTATAAACAGAAAGAGCGGCTGCTTTAAAAGCTTGGTCTTCGAAATTTCCTGGATCAATCTGATTTGAATGAACTTCAGCCAAATTGCAATGGAAATCATTTCACAAGATCTCCCCACAAATAATCATCAAGCGCATTATCATCAAGCGCACTGAAGTCCGAAGATCCAACAGTCTGTTGATCGAAAAATTGGATGTTCTTCTCGTTGATCCACGCAAAGTGGCATGGAACACACGTTGGCGCACAACAACCGTCCTTGTCCGGCATGTTGAGAGTGAATCCATTGCAACCATCTTCGTTCGTTCGATGTGAAACATCAGTGTATACATTCTTGTGCTCGTCACTGATGCGCCCCTCGGCTTTCAACTTCTTGAAGCGGCCCTCTTCACGACCAGTAGAATGAACAGGAAGAGGACGACCAATGTCGGGATCCGAAACCCACACGTACGCGTACAATCCCAAGTCCTTGGCAACCTGGGTCAAACGTTGGCAAGTACGTGACTCTTTCTTTTGGTACTCGGTTGCACGAAGGTCGTACTCTTTGATTTTCTCGTGCGCATCATGTATACCGTGAGCAGTGCAGACCTCGATGATCTTAGTCTTTGAGCTCCGGCTCCAGCCATCTCTGTTTCGGCAACCAATACAATTGAACTCTTTGGTATCAGGATGCTTCAAGTTCTTGTGTTGTGTTCCATCTTCCGTGTCGCATTCGAAGATATTGAGTGGCAGAACGTGGTCACAAACAGAAGTCGCCATAGTTCTCGCCTCTTCTTCACCGTTGTCTTTGATGAACTCATTGTACTTCGAGTCGAAGAGATCATCGCGGAGATACTTATAATATCGGTGGTACTTCGGAAATTGTTTGTGGGGCTCCTTCGTACCGCGATTCAACTCGCCATCCAACACCCGTGGTGCCATGAAATTCTCGACCTTTTCGATCAGATATGCCTTTCTCGACATCATTGCAACTGTGGCTTTCCTCCTCTCTTCGGCGGGCTTATGTGCCAGTTGGGGGTCGTAACGGCGTTTGGAGCCTCGAGGGGCATTTTGTTGGTGACGAGCTCCGAAATTATCCTCATCATCTCCAAAGCTCACTGCATTCGTAGATTCCTTATGCAGAGAAACAGTAGCCCTTGGATCGTCGATGTTGACAGGAATGGCGCCGGGTGGTGATGAAGACATTGGAAGGCTACCGTCTTCGCACGATATGCCGAATCCGAGCGAAGTAATGAAATCTGGAGAGGTCATGTCATATTCATTCGAAGGCTCCTCATTCATCATACGAGCTTGCTGGCCGCAAAAGATGTCGTCCATGGGTGTCCGTCTTCTGCCACGCCAGGACGGTCGTTCTCTAAGAACGGAACGTAGCCACCTCAAGGGAACTAGGGGGCGTAGGGGTCACCTTACACGAACATATTCGCTTACTGAAAGTTCCCGTGAGGGGGGGGGCTTTTTGCACTTTTATCATCAATAACCAATCACCCACCACAGCCCGAAATGCTGCGCACCAAAAAACGACTTCAACCCCGCCTTCAGCCAAAAGTTGCTCCAACTATTCAAAAAGTGCATAATATCAAAAAATTGGCTACAAGCGCATTAAATTGCATCATCCGGGACGATGTCATAGAACTGAAATCCAACATTCAGAAGATGAAACTCGTCCTCGACAAACTAAGTGACCACGTTCTCATGAACGGATCAGATGCAAAAGAGGATTGGCTTCAAACACCAGCAGGTCAAACTCTACAATATATACATACCATTGATCAGCGCTTAATACGAAAACCAGACGTTGGTACACTTGCATTCTGGCGCTTTTACGAAAGCAACTACAAATTTTGCAAGCGTGCTTTCGATCTGGTTACAACTTTCAATGATGTTCAGTTCATACACGAAAACATTAAGCGCAAAATAAATCAGAACTCAACGTTCATTATTCTTGTTGGACATGGTGTCAGAAAAGACTATGCATCAGCAGCTTGCGGTCGTTTCTTTCCAGGCTGTCCATGCACTGTTCCTAACACCAACTTTGGTCGGATGCAAGAGCTCCTGAACAATAACACTTCGACCAAATATGCCTGGCCAATCAACCTCGAACTTACCACTGATGATTCGTCGGAATCGCAACTGGAAGAAAGATTTGAAACATCGTCATGGCCTGCGTCACAGATTATAGACATTCTTTCGTTTTGGCTCAACTTCAAGAACCAGCTGTCTGTTGTTGTTCGACTTCCGGGTGTCGGTCTGACATCCACAAGGGCAATACCATTCATAGATGCAAATCCAGGGGTCAAGGTCATTTATCTGACCAATATGAAAAAGATATTGATATCCAGGATCAAGTGGGTCAAGATATTCACTGCATGGTACACCCGTGCCTCTCTCGCGCCTGGGGGTGTTCGGTTCAATCAGTTGTGTGCGAAATACACTGTGATGCAGTGACTTTTGTAGTACAGGTCAAGCTTGAATCCATAAACGGTAATTGTGGAGAATGTTTGGCATAAAAAATGTGTTGATATATTATAGCCTAATGGATGGACTTCCGGGAGGTATACGTAGCAGATACAACGCGAGCACATTCAAAAACAAAGGAGAGTGGAGTGACTTATATGGAAATAAAAACGCACAAAACGTAGAAGCAGGACATTCCAAGGTTGTTCCGAAGAAAGATTTTCATGAAACTGGACACGGCGGTATATCTAAGGCGAATGGATTTCCATACGTAGAAGGAGCATCCAACTCGAGATGGAACTTAACCGAACGGTTCAAAGATCGCAACTGGACCGTAGCATACATAATTAGATACGATCCTCGCGGCGGACCACATGCAAGAATCTTAGACATTCGTAACAGCAATACACTGTTCGGACACTGGTCTGGCCGTATTGGCGTTTCTCACCACGAAGGATGGGTAAAGGATCCTAACAGTCTTGGTCACAAAACGCAATGGATTTTTGCCATCGAGCAGCCAAAACGTCACTTAGTTAGAGGAGGCATCAATACAGAATGGAATGACAAGAAGGATGGTTCAAGTAGAGATGTGAATAGAATAGAAATGACAATCATGAATGGAAATCACAGTGGCGAAAGATCACGATGGAACATCGCTGAAATAATATATTGGGATAAACTTCTGAATGAATCTGAAGTAAATCAAGTGAAATCATATTTGGACGCATATGCCGAGGGGGAAATTGACGTGCTTTCTGGAGACGGTCATGGAAGTACCGAGGCGGCAGCAGCACTGACTGAACTAAAGGGACAATTGGAACTTGCAACAGAAAAGGATCAAAAAAAAGAGACTGCCGCAGCACTAGAAGCCATACGTGCTGTAAAAAGCAAAGTAGCACAAAGCTTGAATAAGGAGAAGGCACGGATTGAGGCTGAAATAACAAAGGCAACAGGAGATAAACAGGTAAAGCTCAAGGAAATAGAAGCTTCGATAACAGCAGCACAACGTACACTTTCCTATCGTTTAGCTTGCCTGCGCGGAGAGGATTCCAAAAAGGATTATTCCTCTTCAGGGGATTATTCCTCTTCAGGGGATTATTCCTCTTCAGGGGATTATTCCTCTTCAAAATCAATGGCTGCAAAGTTGAAACAAACCACACAAGAATTAGAGGCGCATATAGCGCGCCTCAAGACTGCTGTAAAGAACATTCAGGATCTCGATGAGAATGAGTTGGAAAAATTAACGATAGTAGAGCAAAAACGAATGGAAGCAGAGTCTGCGACCTCTAGGTTGGAAGCAGCGCAACTCAAAGTGAATGCAACCCAGCAGGCAATGAAAAAAGCATCTGATTCTGAAAAGGCAGATCTTGCGCTCAAACTGAAAAAAGCCCAGGACAAACTTGACACCGCCAAGAAAATAGAGGCAGATGCCAAGGCTGCGGCTGCAAAGGCACAAGGAGAAGCACCCAAGGATGTAGACGAAAGCGTCAAAACGCTTGCCACCCTTCAGGCAGAACTTGCCATGCAAAAAGATGCGAACGCTGAAATATCTAAAACTGAAATATCGACAACTGAAATTTCTAAGGCTGAAACTGAAACAGACGAACATGATAATACTTTATATTACATTGGTGGTGCCGTGGCGGGTGTGATTGGACTGATGATCATGACGTAGATGCAGCTGTAATCGCTTACAAACGACGTATTAAAAGTAGGAAACGCGTCAGGAAAGACATGCCAACATTCCGTGACATCATTGGTTCAAAGGATATCATGATGCTGATACAGTCGAACTTGTTGGTTTGGGAACGCGTTTCTCTTAGTCTTGTTTGCAAGGACCTTTACTCTATGCAGATGCATATCACGCGTGGAGACTTCGAGCAAGTAAAAAACAAGCATTATGCTAATTTGCAACTACTAGATTTATACAAAGAGTGGGAGACTCTATTGCGAATGAAAGAAAATGGTATTTCAGTGATATTTGCGCCCAAAAGAGTGACTCATTTCTTTCGCATGTATAAGAAGAAGTCACCATTGTGACCTGAGATCGGAACCCCGACCGGCCTCTGAAGCTGAGTCCTAAATAGGTAGAAAAAATGATTCGTGAAAAAATGATTCGTGAAAAAAAATTCTGAAAAAAAATTCTGAAAAAAAAAATCAAAAAATTTTAAAACTTTTTTAAAATCTTCTCCCCCCCCCCGATCAAAAATATCAAAAATCATGATTAAAAAATAAATGAGATTATCTGGATAAGGAGAGATACTCCTTGGATACCCATAGGAGAAACGATTTTTTGATCATTAAAAGTCATTTTTTGATTTAAAAATAATGAGTAGAAAAATATAGATGCAACGAGGAAGACCCAAGAAATACACAGGACCACTGGCCTGTGTATGTGGCTACGAGACGAGTTTTTCCAGTAACTACAAACGACATATCTCCTCTTGTGTAAAATACACACTAAAAGACGATAATGCATGGCTGAAGGCGCAGTTAGCAGAGAAAGATCGTCAGTTGGCTGCAAAAGATCGTCAAATAGACGAGTTGATCAAAGAAAGCAAACGACCACGCACGATCAACAATACTACAACAAATAACAGATATGTTGTGGAACAGCATATCAACGTCTTTGGAAAAGAGACGTTGGAGCACATATCGCACGATGACATCAAACACATTTTACTGGATCCAGAAAACGCCGTCGCGCGCTTCGTCAAATTGAAACACTGCAGACAACCTCTGAACGCAAATGTGAGGTGTCCGAACATCAACAAATCAATTTATCAAGTTGTCGTAGACGAAGGAGGGGAAAAGGAGTGGAAGAATTGTTCCAAAGACGATGTTCTTGAAAAGATGTACGATGATAGCAGCTGCATACTTGAAGAAGAGGCGACTGAAGAAGATCACATTTCGTTTCTAGATCACCAAGATAAGGTCAAAGCTTCGATGGACGGAGACGATGGCGGTAAGGTGTACAAGGATCAGTTGGACAAAATTCACAACGTTGTAATAAATAGAAATTAACTTTTTTATACTATTACTGTAAAAAATGATCCCTAAAATTATTCATGTATTTTGGAAGGGTAATCACAGCGAGTTTGTTGAGGCGTGCATCGCTCGCATGCGGAGCATGCATCCGTCGTGGACACTCCATCGATACTCGAACTTCGACGAAGCCGAGTATGTGAATGGATTCGACAAGCTGCAAATGCAAGCCAAGACGGATTGGTTACGCATGTGTCTTATTGCAAAGTATGGTGGTATGTGGCTCGACGCGTCGATTATATGCAACGGTGCCATCGAAGAGAGCTTTGATATCAAAGAGAGTCGTGTGGTAGGCTTCGAATGTCCGATCGGCGAAGGAATCATGGAAAGCTGGGCCTTTGGTGCGACACCGCTGCATCCCATGATCATAGCATGGAAGAATGAATTTCGTCGGGCAATCGAGGCGAGTTTCGAGGTCTACAAGCAGCAATCTGGGCTGGAAGAGCATCCGATATACGAGCACATGCCGTACCTCACTATACATGCAGCGTATGTCAAGATTATAAATAAGTTTCGTGACAAGGTCTTCATGCACCACTCTCTACATCCGAGGCACGGTCCATTTTTCTTTACAAAACGTGAGTGGGAGACCAATACTCTTTTTGGGCGACGAGGAGCGGTGTCAAAGCTCTTTCTGCGCGACTTCAGCTTGCCTCCACTCATAAAGTTCACCAGCGAGACACGAGGATACGCAGAACAGATGCTGTTGTATGTGCACGTGCGTCCGAACAGCTTCTTGCGCCGCACATTGAACCTTTGCAACGATGATTTTGCAACAAAAATAACTTATGTTTTTGTGCTCGGTTGCATCATCATCATCATCATCACACTTGTGCTTTTCAAATCTTTGCGTTGGAAGAATGCACCACTGATTCAGTAAGGCCGGACCAGCTTGTATCGTCTTATTTTTTTCCTACAAGTTTTACGAAGACGGGTTCATGATCGCTTCTTCCATGCATTTTGTCTGGTTTGACCGCATCTTTGTCGCTTAGATTACCATCGTGAAGTACGACGGCGGTAGGTGTACAAGGATCAGTAGACAAAATTTACACCGTTAATTTTTATATACACTTATAGATATGGCTACGAAAACATGGTTAAATGTGTTGCAAATGTTTGGTCAAGACAATCCAACCCAACGAGGTCAAAAAAATAATCGAAAGAATAATCGAAATAAAAATACAAAAACAAGTGAATCCAAACGACGAACAGTTTTCCAAACTCGACCATTAAACAATTTGGAAAACCAATACACTGGAAAGCCATTTGAGGATCGTTCAAATGAGAATAATACTTATTATAAGAATTTACAAAACATTAGTAACAAGGAATATGCAAATAAACGGGCAGAGTTGGTTCGGAGACTATATGCAATGGAGGGCCTAAGCCACCGCGGCGTATCAAGGATTAATTCATCACGTCGTAACACAAATGGACCGCGGCGTATCAAGGATTAATCCATCACGCCTCCTAAATTGTTGCCGTCAATGCTTGCCCGGTCAGGTGTCACATATGGACCGCGTATCAAGGATTAATCCATCACGCCTAATGGCTTAAGTGTTTAGTCATACCGACATTTACAAGTTTTTATGAACTACGGACCCTTCAAGGCAAACACAGGCATTCATTATAAACAGTAACCATTCCATTTCGAAAATCAAATGGAAGGTAAAGTGTTGTTACCGACAAATACCATTCTGGGATGGAAAGGCCCTCCAGGGTGGAATGGAAGCGTCAGATGGAATGGGAATGGAAAATAAACTCGCCTATCCAACTAAGATTATATGTCCGAACACGTGAATTCGGGGGGGTTCGTTCGTAGAGAGTGACCGAGACGACCAAGGTGTACGACTCCTGCACGCATGTCGGTCATGGCTGTCACGGACGCGCAGTTGCGTGATGTGGTCTCGAAAGCACAGGATTTGGCGAAGGAACTGAACGACATGTTCAAGTCCGTTCCTCTCCGACAGCTCCTACGCGAGGGGCGCGTTTCTTTCAAATACCATCCGTCGGTGATCAATGGATCACTCGGCGAGGCATACAAGACGGGTACCATCGAGTGGGCTCATGGCGGGGCTCTCGAGCAGCTCATGAAGATGCTCGACAAGGATGTCCCCGGCAATGCCCCTCAGTTTTGTGGAGGGACTTTTGGAAGCGTTTGGTTTGACGTCGATTTGACCGGCGGCGCCGGGGTCTACCATCGCACCAAGCGGGTCTGCGTCACTCCTGTCAAAGATGAGGATACCGGAGGGTGGAACATCATTCTCGACAACACCTTTGACGAGACGTGGTGAAGTCAAGCGAATGGCTTGAATCTGGGTGCACAACAACCCAAGTGCTTCATGACACTTTCTAGTTTCTTTGCAACGGACTGTCCTGGGCGCCTCACCCACAATTTCACGATGCAGTGTTGAAACGATACTGGAACCACACATAAACCTCTGACGTTGTCTTCATCAAAGTGCAACTCACCCACCATGGCCATGAATATTTCGTTCATGGCTTCTTTCCAGGGGTTTCCACGAATAATGGTAGACCAGCACCCTCCATTTTCGAATAAATCTTTGTGGTTTTCCCAAAGGGGCGCCAGTCCGTTTTCCATCATGAATATGTTGTATTGACCCGTGATTGCAGATGGTACGTTGTTCAAAAACCCCCACATGTCTTTTACATTCGATATGTTCATAACTTGCTTGAAATTCTTCTTTATCCATTCGTCCGAATTCGACTTCAGATACACCTTCCAAGTTCTATGAAATTCAAGCGTTGCTGGATCAGGTAGATCCATGGTGGTGATTGGGTCTCTTTGTGCGATCATCGTTTTCTTTAAACAATTATCAGCGAGTTTTTAAGAATGAATCAGTCCCTTTCTTACCGTGTCTACATCAATTGCATTCAAATTTCGTCTAAAATAGACACCACCGTGTTCCACACCTGATGTTGTTGTTCTGCGCTACCATCCCAACCACGTCGTTCACGTACCAAGAATTTGGATGGATATTGATTTTCGTCTTCGTTGATCAAAAGAATGACGTGTCCGTTGCCGTTGAGTCTCACATCGTCGGATATGGAAATACTCAGCATGACTGGTTCCGAGGTTCGACTGATCGAGGGGTACAAGAATACCTTGTTCGAGATATAGTCAGTCGAAGAGAGGGTGGCAGATAGTTCCTCTGTGAGTCTTGCTGCGACGAAGAAGTGCAGATCACCAGTGACAATTGCTCGCACGTTGGCTTCATTCCACATAGGTTCAATGCGCGATTGAGTGACGGTTGCAATGAAGGTATTGAGTGCGTGGACGATAGTGTTTGTGAACCCGAGAAGAGATGCTTCAACATTATGAATGTAGGGAAGAGTGGTGACCATGGGCGCCGACGGAATTGGCATTCGTTGCTTGATGTCATCCACTGCTTTGTTGAACGTTCGTCTAACCTCATCAAGTATCATATGATACTTTCGCAATACGTATCTGCGTGGATCAAGGCTTGTTTCACGGGTCAAACTCGTATGTACGTACTCACGAGCCATGGGTGGTGGCAAATCCCTGTTCGACATGTCCGGCCAATATATCACGTATTCGGAACGAAGCATCATGCGGGCACATCTTCTGCGACACGACCTCCTTTGCGATGGACGCACTCTTCCGTGCAGTGATGCAACCTATCAAATGATGGTCAGGGCCAATGAGCTTCACGTTCGTGATGAACTCAAGAAGCTACGGGGGGAAGGCATAATCACCCGTCAAGAAGCGACAACGAAGCCGGCGTGTAAGCTTCCAGACTGCATCGCGATTGCAACATCACAAACGTGTACATTCCCCAATCACTCGACATTGATCATTGCGAAGGATTCTGAAGTGGACAAGATATATGAAACCATCAAACGACTTCGAAACCGGGCACACGGCAAACGAGTCGGAACTGTATATTTCAAAGGACAAGTGTTCAGCGTGAAATACAACCTCACACATGATGTATTGGAAGTTCCAGCAGCAAAAGGATCTGGACCTGGAGCGTTTGTCATTTCTCAGTCGCAGGAGAAGAGCATGAATGCACGCAATATCAACCTGTCGTATACATGCAAACACACACAATGAGCGATGATGTTTAAGAAGTGCTGGTTCCCCTGAAGTAAAGGATATTCAATCTTAAACCACGACAGCATGCTTCAGATCACACGTGCAGATGGCAAGGTGTTGGAAGTGCCTTGCGAGACCTCTGCATGTTTGTCACGCAAATTGTTGCAGTTCGGTGAACCTCGAAAACATGGCCACTACGAGTCAACGTCTTATATTTCGGAGAGGGAACCGGCCAAAATAAAAAATGACGCGAGGTCTCTATATTTTACGTACAAATATCCAATTCTTCTACGTCGCAATGAAGAGCTGTGCACACACCGTGGAGAATTGAAGATATTGCCTTCAGATAGCATCTGCTTCTGTCCTCCATGGGTCGCAGATCGTGATCGCGCTACATTTTCCTTCCGTTTGACGCACAGCCCCGAACAATCAACGCCGCCACAACCCTCGGTTCCGGTATCGAGTTCTACTGTGCCAGAAGTCAACGTGTCATTGGAGGGATGGCGGACCAAGAAAAGGAAGCTACCCTGGGATTCCGGCACGGCTTCCGTGAAAAAATGTGGACATTGCGGAAGAAAGGGACACAATAGGCGAACCTGTCCCAGACTGTAAGTAACAATCGAACGAGTCGTCTAATCAAAGCCGGGGCGTAGATTACAAAAAGCGTGGCCTATAGACTTCTTGTACCTCTAAGGAAGTGTACTATTATGTTTCTCCTATCCTTTGCTGCTCGTTGGTCGGACCCGGTCATCACGTTCTGATTATTCTTAGTGCGCTGAGGAATTCTTACGCTTCCGTCTATATCTTTTCTAATGCAGTTTCTCTCAGCATTTATTAAACGTTTTTTCAATTTGTCTTTTACTTGAGGGTCCATGTGAACTAATTCTTTTAGCATCCTAGACCATGAAAGTAGTTGACGCTGTGTTCCATATATTTTGTTGTTTTCTAGGTGTAATGGGTAAAGACCCATCGCATAAATGGGTATGTAGAAATCTGGATTCGAAATCAATTTTCTGAAACTTTTGCACGTGTTTCGACTGAATTCAGCATCAAATTCTTTATCTTCCCCTCGAAACGGCCTACTGTATTTCATCCCATGTTTGAAAATCTTATTTCGATATAGTTTGGATTTCTTGTTGACAACTGGAAAGTTACTGAACTCAAATATTTGTTGTTGTATATTTTGAGGAAGACTGGAAAAATCAGTATCTCTGACGAACCTTTTTGTTGATGGATTGTAACTCCAGGAAGTTAACTGGTCTGTTCTATTTTTTACAAACTTTTTACCACGAGAGTCATATGTCCAATAGCTTCGCTGCATTATAAGTAATATTATATTATTGTTTACAAAGGTTAATCATTTGTGTTTTTGGAAAGAGGTTTGCCATGTTTTGTATGCTGGTGCAATGAAAGTGAACGTGTATGAGGACTGGGAAATCTGACGTGCATCAGACTCTTGTGGAAACATCCATGATCCTCTTGAAGGAATTCTTTCGTGGTAATGTTGAGTTTAACCTTTCGTCGTGCTGTGAGGTGACTTCATAGTCCTAGTAGTATTTTACGCTTCGTCGCGATATCGCGCATCTTTTTCTTCCCTGCTTCAGTACACTTGTTGTTACGCAGATCGATCGACAATATTACAGGCAGAGCCCCACTGGCGAGGGCCTCTGATAGGGCCTCAAGCCCCTTGTCCCCGATCCTGTTGCCACGAAGCCTGAGGATTGCGCACTGCGGCAGTGCCCCAACGGCGATGGCATCCGAAAAGGCTTGGATCCCCTTGTCGCCAATATTGTTTTTTTTAATGGAGAGCGTGTCGCAGAGCGCCAGTGCCCCGCCGCCTCCCTCACTAACGGGCTTGATCGCTTGCGCTAATGCAGCTATGCCAACGTCACCTATCTGGTTATCCCACAGACTGAGTGTTTCGCAGTTCGCCATCGCCCCCGTGGCGAGGGCTTCAGAGAGCGCCTTGAGCCCATTGTCCCCGATCGGGTTGACTCCGAGGACCAGGGCAGTGCACTGAGCCAGGGCCCCACTGGCAAGAGCGGTTGAAAAATGACGCATGTCATCAGCATTTATTCCTTTTTGTACGCGTGAGAGTATGCCATACTCCGTCGCATAAATATTGGATAAGTTCCATGGTGACTTTAGTAGAGCTGCAAACGAATCATAGATCTTTTTCTGGGCATTTGCAGGCGTATGGTTCCTTTGTAGTCGATTAAGATGATTCGTTATTTTTTGTGCCCGGTTGATTGTGAGATTATTGTATGATTTATTCAAAATTGATTTCATTTTACGTAGGAATTCAGATCTGTTACGAAAGTTGGTATTGAGTTTATGCAGTTTACGAGAAGTTCCGTAAAGACTTGCACGATCTTTTAGCCTTAGCTGGGAGCGTATTGAAGGTGCAATATTTTGATTTGTCAACAGGTTTCTCAGATTTGTGCTTCGCATATAAGTGAGTCTATATTATTTTCTATTTTAATTTCCTTCACTCGGAACGGGACAAAAGGCTAGATACGATAAGTGCGATAAGTATGTTCCCTATTATTGTAAGTAGGTTAACTGGTCTGTTCTATTTTTTACAAACTTTTTACACACTGAATACCGTTAATCATTTGTGTCTTTGAAAAGAGGTTTGCCATGTTTTGTATGATGGTGCAATGAAAGTGAACGTGTATGAGGACTGGGAAATCTGACGTGCATCAGACTCTTGTGGAAACATCCATGATCCTCTTGAAGGAATTCTTTCGTAACTTGTAACAAATTTGTTTTGAGACACCAGTGTACAAAAGGTAAAAAATGGCGCTATTACTACTGTGCGAGATGGTGTGGGCGTTTGCCAATATGACAACACTGCGTCTCTGAGCATAGCTGTTCCAGTGAGCTTGAATACTGATTTCTGAATATCTGATCTATCACCGTCTGTTATTTTTCCAGCTAATTTACGAATTTCCTCCATGACATGTGCCCAAAAAGGATGGAAGGGAGACCCGGACACGAGTGCTCCGTTGTGTACTGTAGCATCACGAAAGGAGTATGGCCACTCTTCACCCAGTATTACGGTGTTCTCTCTAATCAACGCTTTTAGGGGTCGACAACAAACAAAGTCCAAATCAAAATAAAATCCTCCGAATCTGTGCATCAAAATATATCGAAAGAAATCTGCCTTGTTAATTCCATGAGGGAACGAGTTCCAGAGACTTATGTACTGCGGGTAATGTTGCGAAACCAGCTTGTTTGCGTCAGATAAAGACCATAAACGATATTCGAGTTCTGGATTCACTTCACGAATCAGATCTCGTCTTGTCTTGTGGGGTGGTACGTCCCCCGCACCAAGATTGAACCATATTTGATGAAGATATCCCATTTATTATTAGCTAGCATATTTTTGATTGGATTTAGACCGTTCAGTTCACAACGATAGGCTGTCTTCGTGATGTGGGGTTTGGTTTTTGGGGAAGTCGTGCCATACCCTCGGCGACCACGGGGAGGAGTGTTCGTTGTCTGTAAGACTGAAATCCCTGAAGTGTGGGGTTCTGTTCACGAGCCATTGTGTTGTATCTTTCGATTCGGTTGCTATTCGTTGGCACGAAAGGTTTGTTTCTTGGTGTGAATGCTCTGCGTTGATACAGCTGAGCTACGCACTTTGCTTTGTATAGATCTTCCAGTCGTTTCATATACTTAATTTTTATATCGTTTGGCATTTGTTTCATTATTTGCCGTAATCCACCCCCCGGGACTGTGGAAGCACCTCCGGCTGGGTATTTTTTAAGGCGTGCAGAGTCCTTTATGCTTTTCCATACCGTTCTTAACGACCGGTTATGTCTAATTTGGTTGGCTCCCGGTTTCAAGTTTTCGGGTTGATATAACGGGCGACGGGTACCGTTACGCTTTCGAAGATACAACCTTTTCCTCCTGGGAAATTCGGGTGGGGCATATGTGTTTCGCATAGTTTTGCTTGCCTCTCTGAGTGCAATGAGGCTGACAGGATCAAGATGGGTTTGAAGAGCATTGGAAATTTGGGCTAGGTTTTTCTCGCCATGGTATGGTGCTGCTCTACTTTTGCTTTTCTTTTGTGATACCATGATACATTATTAATACAAAATAATTGAAGATGCGTATACAGCCGCACCAATCGCGGTGGCGATCCCAACGTAGGAAGTGGATTGCGGTCCATCGGAGCTTTGATCTGTTTCAGGGGGGGATCTTTGGCTTGTTGAAACTCTGACAATATCAAGCTCGTCTTGGGATAACGCCCGTGGCCACACCATAACACGTGCAACTATACCCAATCCCGTACCCTTCATACCAATCGTCTTCGACGAATCACCAGAACATGTTCTATCTGCGTGTCCCACGTGTGAAAATTTACTGCTTCGAGACCCGACGTAAAACTTAGTCTTGCCACCTCCCTTCTGATTTCCACGACCTATTGCTGCGAGGCATATCCAATCATCGGACATGAGCTTGTGTGTTGTCGGTCTAAATAAACCATTGCGTCGACTGAATACACCGAGTGTCCCATCTTCCTCCAAGTACATGCAACTATCGTTTTCATGTGTTATTCCTGCTCTTTTCTTAGACTTTCCCACCTTTACAAACCAATATAAATGTGTATATACGTCAGTTTCCGTGTACTTTGGAACTGGTATTGGTTTACTGTTGTTCCATACGGGTACTCCCTTGTAGTCGATACCTTCAGGTGGTGACATATTCAAGGAAGCCGACTCAATAACATTGTTGGTATGAACAAACATGTCGGTCTGTTTGGACTGTGTTTTTCGTGGACTGATTAAATGTGTTGCTTTTCGTATGAATTCTAATTTTTCAACGGTAAGAACATAAGGCCAGCATAGAAGTTGTGCTAGATGGCCTATTGGTCCAATACTCTTTGCGATACCCTTTGAACAAGCATTTAATGCTAAATCATGTTTCATGATTTCTTCCGAGAGCCCCCCTCTGTAAAAAGTTGTTTTCTTCCCATCGTGAACCACACAGAGACACAACCACCTACCCCTAGGTGTTTCGTGATTGGTGGGGATATGCAAGCAGTTACTAGTCGTATTCAATCCATATTGATCACCGTCTTTGAGCTTGACCCAGTAGAAGTGCGTATATTGTTTGCTTTCTATATACTCATCCTTGAATTTCAAAACATCATTTGTCAAATCCCAACACCTTACATCATCAATCAAAACACTTGCCTTATCTTCGAAACGGGTATCAGATGAGCTATCCATTACTTTTATTTCAGTAGATGGTTTGAGATTTAGCGTTGTAAGTGCAAGGTCAAACATTATTATAATTACGCTTTTTTTCTTTCTTATACACAAGCGAAAAGAAATATAGAACGGGGAGCGGGATAATTTACGCCCCGTAACAACTAAGACAAAAAACGCTAACAATAAAAGAGTTAACAACGCTATTGCAGAAATACTAAAAATATATTTTTCTTGCTTTGGCTCGTAATTTGATCATCATCATTTGTATTGACATACACTAATGGAGCTAGAAACTTTTTGTCGTTGTAACACATGGTTTGATAGTTCATCAGCAAATGTTTTACTGAAGCCTGGTGTTATTTTAGATACAAACGTTGATTTCATAAAAGATTACGATTTAGTATTAGATACTGACGGGGAAGAGAGAAGGCTGAAGTGGTCTACAATGAAGAAACTTGTGAAACTCGCACCTGAAACTGTACGCTACAAAGATACATTCTTGTTTTCCAAGAAAACAATGACATTCGATAATATTGATTTGAGTGAGGACGATCACGTAGGTTTGTTCAATTTTTGTGCTCGAAATGCTTACCGGTCTGAGCACGAAACTTATATGAACGTGGAAAAATCGAAGTATGAAGAATTTGTTGCCATGTTGGCGAACAAAAACATGATCATACGTAGACTTACAGGTACAGAGTTGACTTTCGTGACAGGAAACGAACCATCAGAAACGTTAGTCATTGCGGACCCCCCTTCTAAATGTGACATACTCGTTTGTCGTTCCAAACAGGTGTGTGCAATGCCGGACGAACTGCTACAGAAAATATGTTCACACACAATCATTCACTATGGTAAATTATCGAGAACACTCCCTCTCCGTACATTGGATGCATGTTCATTCACGAGCAATGACTTTTCTCGTTGGCTTGAAGACCTTGAAGAAATCATACGATCCTCCGGTTAGATTAGATCTCCAGATAGATCAACAGATGAATTAGATCCCTCAGCCACGTTTGAGTAGTGACATTCGGAAATCGTCGAAGATACCGCGCGAACGTTTCTTCATTCTCTTGTCACGGTGTCCAGGACGACTATTGTCGACGATTGTGATGGCCTTGTCAGGCGCATATACCCCCCGCTTGGAGTTGATGAACTGCGTCCAAATATCGCTTTCGTCGGGTAGGCCATACAACTTCTTCAGCATCAAGAGAAGTTCAGAACCATCTAGCATTGAAGAAGAGTATGTAGCAGCAAGGACCGGGAAGAGTGTTGATCGCTTCTGGTAGCACAGTGTTTTGGTCCAGCTGAAATTACCTTGTGGGATATAGAGGTTCAGAAGCCCAGGGGCCGTTTTGTTTTTGACGGCAGCTGCGATATTGTCGAGAGTTGGAATCATACTGTTGACAAAATTCCGAACTCCAGCTTCGAATTCTGGGACTGCCGCGCCCAGCTCCCCCAGCGGGTCCGAGGTCTCCTTCATGCAACCGATCCGCTGAAGGCACTGGCCCGCCGAACGAAATCGACCGATAGAATCCATGCAGCTACTTCTGTTCCCAACGAAGAACTCGAACAAAGGAAATGGATAATCTCCCTCAATGACTGCTTCTAGACTGAATGGCGGGGTAACCCACAAAGTCTTCGTGCTGCCAACATGTCCTGATGATATGCTGGGATGTGTCCTGATGTTATGCCTTCCTTGTCTATATTCAAGTCGACTGACAAGAAAGTGGTTGTTCGGATCGTCCAACCAGTCGTCCAATAACATTTCGTACTGAGCCAATACAGATGGCATGTCGTGCGACCATGGGCCAGAGAACACAGGGACAACCGTCCCAAATGCATTCCAACTGTCAGATGCGATGATAGCACGAACGATGAAATCCTTTTTGGAGATCAATTCAGCATCTGTTTCGTTCTGCCCGCGCTCGAAAATAGATGCCATGTAGGTATCCATGGTGACTCCGAGCTTTGGAATGATGCTTTGAAGACTCAGGACGGGAAGTGTAAACGGATGTTGGCACAGCTCATTTATACGAGACCCATCTGCATTATAAACCCATTTGTAGAAGACCACATCTTCGTCGTACAGGCTTAGATCCATCAGCATGTGGTAGTACATCATGCGAAAGAGAGACCACAGAGACCTGTTGTAGTTGTTCACCATGAGCATCATCATTGGTGTATTATCCATACGCAAACGGAATCCCTTCCCCAGGTTGTGGAGGAAGTTGATGGGGACCTTGGAGCGTCGTATGGTGTTGAGGAATAACTCGTTGCTCTTCGTATCTCCCATCACAAGGCGAAAGAATTCGAGACACACCCTTCGACTGTTCCACAGAGTGGCGAAATCGTCAAGCTTTTGCAGAATGATGTTGAGAAGGTCGCTGCTCATGTGATACAGCCCCGCCGGTTGCGGCGCCGAAAGTCCAGGGGTGAAGTGGAGGGTGATGTCCCCGCTGCAGAAGTGATTGCCGTATGGGATGTTGTTCTCCCGTTCAGGAGGAGTGAGGGAGTGAGCTGGCTGAATCGAGACTGGCGTAGGGTTGGACAACAGACCGTGGAGGCACATGACGCTTGGGTTTGATGGGTGCTTGTGGTTGTTCGTTCTTGTAGAATGAACGTAGCCTACCTCAGGGGAAGTAGTTGCGCCCATGAGTCGAAAAAAAAGCTATAACAGTATTATCAGTATTATCATGGAAGATGAAGTGGTCCATGAAGCACCCATTGTTCACACAATATTGTCATGCTCAGCAATGTCAGTTGTGGAACTTTCAAGCGGGTTGACGATCACCGGGGTCGATAACACAGTTCTTGACAGCAACAATCTACTCGAAAGTAACGTTGCTAGACAAGCGCTGTTGCAAAATATGCCTAAGGAATTCAATGTTGATATCTCGAATATAACTACAAATCCTGTTGTAAACGAACAAAATACATTCACGAATGGGGGGGTGACTGTAGTGGATGGTACCTATCGCGTAGAAGTACCCTCGAACGGAATTTACAACGTTAATGTTTTGTCAAATAATACTCAGCATAGCACATCCAACATTCCAGCTACGGGATTCCAAAATCACTGGGGTCTGGTCGGGAACAGATGGCAACACAGTGGAGGGTTCAGCTATTCTAATGGTTATATTCAAAAAGGAGACGTAGTTCAGGGCATAGAATTCAGAAGCACTTGGGATTCTGGTAATGGTAATGGTACAATCATAGGTTTATATAACCAAACAGGAACCCCTAATTGGTATGATTTAGATTATTTGATTTACAATGCATTCAATAATTCAAACACATGGTCTCACAATACTCTTGTAGCAGCATCTCTAGGCAGCCCCATGGCGACAACAGATACAAATGTAGCACATAATAATGATACATCTGCAATATATCAGATTCGTATAAATACAAATGAATATGTCGAAATTGTTAAAAATGGGAATGTAATATGGACGTTTGGAATAGATGACACAGCCGGTAAAGCATATGAAACACATGACAGGTATTATGTGACCTCAGCTTTTGAAATTTCAGAATATTTTGATTTTAGATGGGTGGACTCTGCTGGAAATCCTGTAGGGCCAATGTGGACACAATCTGCTAGTGCTGTATCTGGTAATGATGGCGGCAATGCACCCAATGTTCCTGCTACAGGTTTCCAATCTAATTGGACCTACGATTCAACAGATGAAAGATGGGCATTAACCCATCATTCTGCTAGTAATGGATACATTGAACAAAATAGTGATGCTCAAGGTTTTGAATTTAAAGTTGGCCATACCCCTCCAGATTTTATGATAGGACTTAACAGTACACAAAGTTCAGCGGGCAACAACTATAATCATTTCGATTATATATTATATATTCATCCAAATGACGGTGACAAGTATAAAAGTAGAGAAAGTATAGGTGGATTCACTGGTAATCCATTACAAATTTCCGGTCACGGGGCTGGTACTAGAACTGCGTCAACCGTTTATCAAGTCCGTGTAAATACAAATGAATATGTAGAATTAGTCAAAGATGGTAATGTTATTCATACTTTTGGTTTAAATGGAGACAACACACAAAAGGCGTGGGAAGGAGGCAGGACACGCTTATATGTTGCAACTGCGTGGTGGCATGGGACTAATCAAATTTATGATTTTAGATGGGTGGACTCTGCTGGAAATCCTGTAGGGCCAATGTGGACAGATTCTGCTAGTGCTGTTACTGGCACCACCCATAATGGTACCGGGGGTTCGTGTTATGTGCTGAAATTGGGCGACTCTTTTGCTGAAATGACCGATCCGGCAAACTTTCAATCTGGAAGTTCATTTTCCATTGATTTTAAATGGAGAGGCACCACACTACAAGGGGTCGGAATTGATGTTCCAATCGTTTCCACTTCACAGTTTTCGCTGAGTTGCGAACAGCTTTCTTCGTCTTCGTACGGGGTCCGTCTTAATGTAAATGACGGTACGAGTAGCATCACGATACCAGCCGATCGTTACGAGCTTCATAGAAACGAGTGGTATAAAATCGGTATTGTTTGGTTTGCACAGGAGAACTCACTGTTCTTGTACATAAACAATATCTATGTGTTTTCGGATACACTGACAACCTTTGGAACCCATACGGCACGTCCATTCACGTTCGGGAAGAACTTGAGCAGTGGTGTTACAGGTGGAGATTATGAGTTCAAGTGGATTAGATTCCATCAGTCGCCCCTCAATGCCACGCAGATGCGCGACTTGATCGCTCCATCAACAGTGGATGCTGATGGGTTCAGAACAGCAGTTGTCTACACCGGGGCAGAGAGCTCACCCATCATTCCTACTATTCAGAAAAATTCGGCCGTAGTAGCAAACACTCCATCATCGGACTATGATGCAATCATTTCAATCATAGTTGGCGATATGGTCGGAGACAGTATAACTGGCGAGGCAGTCAAGACGATTGTGGCCAATTCGCATGCGGAGGTTATTCCTCTGAACGCCACCGTTCTCGCCAAGAGTGGCCAAGTCATCACTATGACTGCACAAAACTTATCACCAGTCTCATTCAAAGTATCTGCACTAAAAACAGACAACATAATAATTCCTAGTATCGTTCTCTCTGGAGGTGATGTAGTGTTGCAGCAATTACAGACTTACTCTGACCCGGGGTTCTCTGCAACTGAGGTAGACAGTCTTGGTAATTCTACCGACATGACGTCAAGTGTCGTGACGACTGGTTCCGTAAACAACTTGATAACGGGCCAAAATACCATAAAATATACACTGACCTCTTCCGATAATCTAATAAGTATAACGAAAATGCGAACTGTTACGGTTATCGATACAATAAGGCCGATTATTATCATGAGAGGATCATCAACGATAACACACGAGCTTGGCACAAACTACATTGATTTGGGAGCAGATGCGACTGATGCAAGTCTGACGAGCAACATTTCAGTGCACAACACGGTGAACCAGAATGTTATAGGCACATACACTGTTACTTACAATACAGTTGATTCTCGAGGAAATGCCGCACTTCCCGTAGTACGTACGGTGAACGTTGTTGACACAACGCCTCCGGTGATTACGGTTTTGCCCGGATCGAATGGGTTGATTGGCCAAACTGTGGAACGGTTAGATAGCTATACAGACCCCGGGGCAACCGCCGTCGATCCTAACAGAAATGAAGATCTTACCTCATCCATTCAGGTAAGCTTCATCAGAAACGCGGACAATAGCGTGTTATCCGAAGTTGATGTCTCAACTGTCGGTACATACACTGCAGTGTATCAATGCAACGACGCCGCTGTCAACAACGGAGTCCCCAACGTTGCAATACAGAAGCAGCGCACCATCACAGTCGTGGACACCACCAAGCCTCGGATTGTCCTGAACGGTCCCTCTACGCTAACTATCGAACTTCTAGGCGGTTACTCTGACCAGGGGGCAGAAGCCTTCGACTATTCCAGTGCTGGTGTGAAAGACGAAGACAATGAATATACAAGTCAGATCGTGACGACCAACCCAGTAAATCACGAGGTAAGTGGTACGTACACGGTAAGGTATAACGTGACAGATGCCCACGGAAATGCAGCCGATGAGGTGACGCGCGTTGTCACAGTAGAGGATACGACGCCACCTGTAATCACGATCATCGGTGATAATCCCTACATACTGGAGCGACTAGACACGTACGTAGATCCGGGTGCCACCGCTCTGAGAGGAGACACTGACGTGTCAAGCTTGATAGTGACGACCAATCTCGTGGATAACACCGATGCCGGTTCCGGAACCGGGGGTGGAGGCGTTGTGGGTAACACACCCTACAGGTATTGGGGTATGGCAGAAAAAGATGTTGATGGCCATTGGGGATACAACAACGCTTTCAGATTCATATGGGCCTCATTTGCAGACGCGGATGGTACTGTGTTGAATAGCGCTGATTACTTTGCATTCTGGGATTCCGAAAATTACCCTAGTCAATACTACCAAACCTGGGATCGCACTATCATACCAGCAAATTATATTTCAAACACCATGAACCATTTTCTAGACCTCAATGATAACGGTCATCAATCAGATGAAAGTAATTGGACTGGAGGCCCACCCTATTGGGAGCCAAACGGGGGCGCGGGAGGTGGAAATCCGCTTTTTTATGTCGATTTGGGAGAGGCAAAGGATGTCCGCACGGTCGTTCTTGTCCATAGGCATCACCATGGACCACAATACCCCATGATAGTGGCTAGCAATGACCTAGTATCGTGGACGGTAGTTCATGAACAAGGACCAGAGCCAGAAGGGGCCTGGCCGGGACCCGAATTATGGATTAGGACAATGAATATTCCGGCCGATGGCGGCAGTGCTGACATAGTGTTTTCTTCGTGGAATGTACCGATGGATGGTCCCAATGGGTCAAATGCACTATCAGAAGACCTGGTGAGCGATGACGGATCCATTACTGTTGAAATACAATCATACATCACTCACGATTATAACAATCCTCACGTAAACAATAAAAATTGGTCTGAATACTACCCAACTGATAATTTTACAGCTTACGGAATAGTATGGCCACGTTATCGCTTCTACCATATCAGCGATGGATACACCCACTGGCCATTTTGTGGAAAGCATAATGGAAACACTCCGGGCCAGTCTTATCATCCTGATACAGGGGAACTTTTACAAGATGAAACAGGTGATATTTACTATCATCCACCTGAAAATAGTGCTCATGGTGGTGTGGTGCGATTCAAGGTGCCCCAGACCGGGGACTATGTCCTTTTCGATACCTTTTGTCGTCCCATTTGGACCAGTGATAAAAAAGTTGCAATGCGAGTTTTCGTAGGCCCAGCCGATGGTAACTCATCGACTGGTGTTGTGAATCGGGAAGTATTCTATGCGGTCGATAACAATAATTACACTAATTTCATCAATGAATACAAACCTGGCGGGGCGTACGCACGAGATTGGTGCCACTCCGTCGGTGTAGAACTTGGTAACCTTGCCGAGGGTAGTTACGTCTATTTTGTGGTCGACAATTACGATAACTGGTCAACTGACGACACCCTTATGAGATTTAGATTGAAGCTCAAGGGCACGGCTTCGGGGGGTGTCTCAGGTGGAGGCAAAGAATACAGTGTCCATTACGACATATTTGACACATTTGACACCATTGGGGATATGGTCACAAGAAAAACGAGAACGGTGATAGTCAGAGATACTACCAAACCAAGACTGTTCCTTACTGGACCGGCTGATGTAACTGTGGAACGTCTCGATAACTATTACGATCAGGGGGCATCCGCGTTCGATTTTTCGTCCGCTGGCGTCCAAGACAATGCAACAAATTTAACTAGTCAAATCGCAGTGACAAATCCCGTGGACATGTCCACCGTTGGCGATTACACCATTCGATACAACGTAGCAGATGTGAGCGGAAATGCAGCCGATGAAATTACTCGGATTGTGCGTGTTCGTGATACCACGCCACCAGTGATCACGATCACCGGAAACACTACCCATTTACACGAACGTCTCAATGTGTACAATGATGCCGGGGCAACGGCGGTTGATGGAGGGACTGGTGGTGAAGTTCTGACCATTCAGACCACCAACAATGTGAATCCTAACGTATCCGGCGATTACACAGTGGTGTACACATGTACGGACGCTCATTCTAACACCAGCTCCGTCACTCGCACGGTACAAGTCAGAGACACGATCAAACCCCGCATCACGATAAACGGACCGGCGAGCATCACACATGAGCGCGCAACAACGTACATAGATCAGGGAGCCAACGCATTCGATTACAAAGAGAACAACCAACAGGCAGAGAGTCTTACAGTGACCACTGACATGGGTGGCTTCGATGAGGCAGTCAATGGAACATATACGATCACCTACACCGCCTCTGATGCCGCAGGAAATGCGGCCGATCCGAAAACACGCACGGTCGTTGTACAGGACACGACAGCGCCAATAATCACCATATTAGGTGCCAATCCCGTAACCGTAGAACGCCTCGACATCTATACAGATGCAGGGGCGTCTGCTATGGACGGAGATATCGACCTTACCGATGCCATCGTCGTTTCGGGACTCATTTCGGGGGCCAGCACGCCTACGGCCACCACTCTTGCGTCAGGTTATTCGTCCCATTATTGGGGCAATCCCTCATGGTATGAGACCGAATCGAATGTGTTGGCATACTACGATTTCACAAAAACGGCAAGTTGGGAATCCGGTACGTCCACAGCGGTCGATTTGGGACCAAATAACAACGATATCACCTACTCAGCCGATATAGGTACAGTTGAATACAGACAGGCATCGTCTTTTAGGTACATTTACATCGAACGCACTGGTGTGAGCGATTACACTCAAATTGCGTTCATTCAGGTTTTAGCAAATGTTGATGGTGTCATGACAAATATTACACAAGCCCTTCCTGATGGGGTGAACACTTCTGAGGATGCGCTTTCAGCTAGTGGATTTTATTATAGCAATAGAGCTAACAAAGGCGCCCACGCCTTTGATCATACTTATTTCAACTGGCCAAACTTTGATTGGGGGGAACCCCCTGTATACGGGGATACCGAGAGAGTATTATTGCATAATTCAAGCAGCAACTGGATGCTTGTGGATTTAGGTCAGTCGTATCAAGTTTCGGATATATATCACGTGGTCATATCCAGTTTGAATGGTCAGACGAGTAGGTTTTACAATTTAAGGTTCAGTCTTTCCGAATACCCTCAAAGTCATCAAGGAGCTGCAAGTTTCCTTAACACTTCAACCACAAATCGCTCCGCAATTGTATTCAAAGGAGGTCTGTACAACCCCACCCAACTTCCTGCATTGCACAACACCTCCCATACCGAATTTTTGACACTAACATCAGGCAATTTCCTCGCGACCAACAACATTCGCAACGACATGGTGCTGACCCTCGGAAGTACCTACACAGGCACGATCGCAATGGGATGTTGGGTGAAGCTCTTTCACGGTTCCGATGGTTACTCAACAAGCTTCGCGAATTTCAATAGTACGTGGTCCGGAATTATGGGTTACGGTACCACTCAGACCAACGGCCACTTCTATTGTCGAGGAGGCCTCGCGAAGTGGGGAGAAACGGGCTCCGGAAACGTTTCTCAATATATATGGGATTTCGCCATCGGATGCGAATCGGTGGGGCATGACACGTGGGGCCACAGTTCAATTGGATCGCAGAAGGTATGGGATTACATCACCGCGCAGCCCGATTATCAAAATAAATGGTGGTGCTGGCAGGCGAGGTTGACTGCGAGTGGCCGTTTGGAGACCAGTCTCGATGGGTCGCCCTTTGCCCTGGCGCAACTTGCATATGGGACTGAAGATCTGAGCTCAATCGATCTCATAAACAGCAACAATAGCGCTACGCTGCCACAGCTCCGCATTGGTTGCGATGGCCATGCAGACAACCCTGCAAATAACTCCTACGGAGCCATGTTCTGGTATAGAAATGCTGAGTACACTGACGCTATGGCGCTCGATTTTTACAACACTTTCAAGGACAGTTTCAAATCGGTCGCAGAGCGAAGCAACATCCTGGCGTACTACCACCAGGGGGCGATCCCACTCTCGGGGTCCACGATGACGGACCTCGGCCCGAACGGGAACCACGGTACGGTCTCCGGTGCGGTGGCTGCGCTCGATCCTCCCACCTTGACGCGTCTGGATCTAACGCGTCCGCATGTTAATAATGATAGGGTGTCTTACAAATATCTTGCTAATGGTGTCATTGAAATCACTGTTGTAGAAGACCCTCAACATCCATTCATTTCCGATTCTGGTTGGGCAAGCCAATGGGCGCCTTGGGTTGGCATCTATGCCACAGATGCACCAGGTTTAGGCAGTTATACATGCTGGGCATACTTCTGGACAAGTGCAAGAACCGGACATTCGACTTCAACATCAAATAGTGCAGACACTGTGAGTTCACCCAACAGTACTACTTTCGTATGGACGGTTGCCGATTGGGATCACATCATTGCATACGATTCTAACAAGACATATGAATTGAAACTAATTGCAAACGATGCTGATCAGCCTCATACTATATTCACGGAACAAGATGGTAGTAGGTGGGCGGCACCCGCATATACCACTCCCTTCGTCCCCCCTCAAGCTAGCATTTCGTCTGTCACAAACTACGGGCCAACTTTGTCTTACAGGTATCTTGCTAATAGTGTTGTTGAAATCACTGTTGTAGAAGACCCTCAATATCCATTCATTTCCGATGATGGATGGTCAGGGACATGGAACCCATGGGTTGCCATCTATCCTACAGATGGTGAAGGTGTCAGATTAGACGGAAGTGGTACTCGGGTTGGTTTAGGCAGTTATACATCCTGGGCATACTTCTGGACAACTGCAAAACCAGTTTCGACTCAAACATCAAATAGTGCAGACACTACAAGTTCACCCAACGCTACTACTTTCGTATGGACGGTTGCCAACTGGGATCACATCATTGAATACGTTCCTGGAAAGACATATGAATTGAAATTAGTTGTAGACCGTAGTAGTCAGCCCCATCCTTTATTCACCGAACACACCCAACAAGATGGTAATAGATGGGCGGCACCCGCATATACCACTCCCTTCGTCCCCCCTCAGGCTAACACTTCGTTTGTCACAAACTATGGGGCAAATGTCTATTCCGAAGGCATACAAGTGACACCCGGAACGTATGCAATGGGAACACCATTCGAGTTTGGAGCACCCTTTACGTTTTCAACAAGGGTGAAATGGGACACAATCACTCCATATCAGTATATATTCGAATACACAAACAACGACCATAGTCATAGTGTCCGTCTAGGCCCATGGAGTGGTAATGTGATTCATTATGGTTCAAGTGGCGGGGGGTGGGCGAATGTAAATGGTAGCACTCAATTACAAACGGGCGTTTGGTACGACATCATGGTCACAGATGACGGAAGTACTGCGAACATTTATTTGAACGGTGTCTTGGAAGTTTCTGGAGCAACCAACACTGCGGCTTCAGGAAACATAACAAGACAATCTCATTACATTGGTACAGATAAGGATCTCACTTATAACACAGGTTCACTTACAATAGAATACATCAATTTCTATTCGGAAGCATCAGTATCACCATCGACATCACCATCACTTCAGTGGACGGGGCTGGGTGCGATCGACACCGGTATCACCTTCCAGGACATCGTCGACAGCAACGGCACAGGGGAGTATACGATGGCAGCCAAGTTTCAGTACGCTGGAACGGACGGACAGACTTATTCATCGATATTTGCTGGAGGTCAATTCTTCATCGGTAAAAACGACGCGACCACGTCACTTGCCATCCAGGATGGATCTTTTCAAGCGTCATATCATTCAACTCCCGGATTATTCGATAGTGTTGGGCGTCAGTCTTCTCACACAATTGTGGTGACTCGGTCAGTATCAGTAACAGGGTCGTACGACATTCGTGCGTACATTGACGGTATATATGTTCAAAATATGAACTTCACTGGTGTAAGCCCCTCAGAGGTCATATTTATAGGAAAAAATGCGAATCATGGCCTCCACTTCATCGGTAAGATCTGGCAGGCGATTATCCTCGATAAAGTCCTCCCCAGTGGTGAGATCCAGGCGTTGCATCGGAGCATGGTAGCGGACGAACAATATCTCGCGGTCCAGGGTCAATCCACTCCTCAATGGCAAGAATACAGTCATCGGGGATGGTGGAACACCGGAAGTTCCCGCATTAGCTATGGCGTACTATCACCAGGAAATACATTGGAAAGCGGCATCGCTGAGGCAAAGAGTATTGCACTCGGTCTGGGGGCTAAGGCATTCACCTACTGGATACAGCAAAACAAACTGTACTACCACATGGACGCTCCAGAGTCGAGCACCTTTACACCGAGTGAATATGATATCTCTTTCACATGGACGACGACCACGACGACGACGACCACGACTAGTGCCACGGGTAACACACCCTACAGGTATTGGGGTATGGCAGAAAAAGACGTTGATGGCGGTTGGGGATACAACAACGCTTTCAGATTCATATGGGCCTCGTTTGCAGACGCGGATGGTACTGTGTTGAATAGCGCTGATTACTTTGCATTCTGGGATTCCGAAAATTACCCTAGTCAATACTACCAAACCTGGGATCGCACTATCATACCAGCAAATTATATTTCAAACACCATGAACCATTTTCTAGACCTCAATGATAACGGTCATCAATCAGATGAAAGTAATTGGACTGGAGGCCCACCACATTGGGAGCCAAACGGGGGCGCGGGAGGTGGAAATCCTCTATATTATGTCGATTTGGGAGAAGCAAAGGATGTCAGAACAGTAGTTCAGGTCATGAGGAATAATCATGCAATGAAAAATCCCATGATAGTGGCCAGTAACGACCTAGTAACATGGACGGTAGTTTATGAACAAGGACCAGATACTTACGATTCCAGCGATGCATTGTGGGTTAGCACAATGAATATTCCGGTCACTGCCAGTAGCGGCAGTGATGGTATTACACCCACGCACAGTTATGTATTCAATTCTTTAACTAATACATTTGACGGAACAACATTTACATTCGGAAGTGATAGTTATGGTTCTGAAATAGTAGGAAACACCGGCACAGTATCTGGTACAGTAACTTGGGACGCGAATAATGGTCTCGGTACAACAGCTCCTGGATATTTGTCAGTGCCTTCATTTGAAATGGGCGGTGATTTTAGTATAGAGACAGTTTTTAAACTTGATGCCGATGGACAATATCAAAGAGTATATTCATTTAATAATGGAAGCTCGGCTAGTATGATAGGATTGTATAGAATCAACTCTAATGTTTTTCGGTTTGAGGTACGTAATGTAGGCGATGTCAACTCACGCCACGATACACCAAGTAATGCATTATGGAATCCACCATCTTCTTTTATTCATATGATATGTACGATTGAAAGTTCAAGTGTAAATCAAACTAATTCTTTAAGGATGTATATTAACGGAGAAGAGGTTACTCCAGAACATCATGGAAATGTGTTACGAGTAGTTGTACCAAATATTACAAGAACAAATCATGTATTTGGTAAAGACTTCAATGACGATACTGGTGAGGAGACGACCAAGTACTTGAAGTATTACAATAGTGTACTTACCAGTCAACAGGTTACGCAGTTATATACTGACTACGATACCCCTACACCAAGTACTAATAAGGTTGACCTATCAACATATGATGCACTGATTGCCGATGGGTGGACTCTAAACTCAATAACTAATATTATAGACGTAAATGGCACTCCTCTGGGCTTCACTGGCTGGAATGATAACTCATTAACTATACCAGGGACAAGTGACATAGGAACATGGGATTTTACAGCAGAAACTTGGTGGAATTCAGACTTACCAAATGCACTTTGTTTTTGGGGATATCCACAACAAGAAGCAAGCATTTCTAAAACATTAACCCAATCCGGAACATATCATATAGTAATTGGGACGGGTTCTATTCATAAAAATACCGGCGAATCAATCTCCAACCTCCCCATTAATTCTAATAATACTGTTAGAGTTTTATTAAATGATGTAGAAATTTGGAATCTTACATCTTTGAATGGAGACTCTAGTGGACTACAATATATGTTAGAGTTCAACGCTAATGCAAATGATGTAATAAAAGTAGAAGACTTTGGGACGTCTACCGTAAATATATATGGTATTTATTTACCACCTACTGACATTACCGAGTCCACCGGACAGCTCGACACGAGCGTGGTTGGTGACTACATTATCACATACACCGTCGAGGATACGGATGGGAACTCGACACAAGCCACGCGCACAGTACAGGTGAGAGACACGGTCGCACCCCAGATCACTGTCTCCGGTGGTGACGTCACAATCGCGAGAGAGTCGACATATGTCGATGCCGGGGCGTCAGCGTTCGATCACAAATCTGATGGTACGCAAGATAACAACACAGACCTAACATCGTCCATAGTTGCTACCACGAAGGCCAAAGCACCAAACGGCACAAATACATGGTATGTGAAGGTAGTCAATTCCGGCGGTAATAAATATGTATTCACGGCAGATTCGACATTCACATCTCAGGGGTATTTGTTGTACCCGGAGATCACCCTCACTGCAGGGGAAACATATGTGTTCGATCAGAGCGACTCCTCCAATAACAACCACCCCATCCGGTTCGCAGATTCCAGTGGGGGTTCCTACAGCACTGGGGTCGCCCAATCTGGAACCCCGGGGCAGGCAGGGGCTATCGTCACGTTCACTGTCCCCTCGTATGGATATACCACGATGAAATACGTGTGTCAGGTTCACGGAGCTGGTATGGGCAACACAATCTACGTGAAGGCCGCCAGTGACGCGGTGAACACGGTAACGGCACAGAAGTTCCAGGTGTGCTACGATGTAACGGACGCACAATCGAACGCCGCGACAACCAAGTACCGGATGGTCACTGTTTCCGACAACACGTCGCCAAGTATTTCGCTCACGGGTGGTACCGTCACCATCGAACGCGTTATTGGCTCGTATTCCGAACCGGGTTACTCTGCGACGGACGGCACTGTTGACCTGACTTCCAGAGTGAGTGTGACTCATAACGTCAATACAACGGTAACTGGTGACTATTACTACAATTACGACGTCACGGATTCATCGGGGAATACCGCGACACGGGTGTCTCGCCTTGTACAAGTTAGAGATTCGAGAGCACCTTCCATTTCTATTACTGGATCAAGTGCAGTCACGGTGGAGAGATATAGTACCTACAACGATGCGGGCGCGACTGCAGACGATGATGGCACGTCTGTATCTGTTAGTACCGATATGGGGGGGTTCGACAAGGACACTGTTGGAACGTACACAATCACGTATTCCGCAACAGATGCTGCAGGAAACACGGCAACCGCCACTCGCACGGTAAGCGTTGAAGACAACAACAACCCAATCGTGACGCTTCAAAGCGCGCATGAAAATCCGTACTACATTGAAGTCGGCACTGGAAGCTACACAGAGTATGGAGCCACCGCGACGGATGGAAACGGTGGTCCAGCGTTGTCTGTGGTGACCACGGGAAGCGTGAACACCAATGCTGTCGGAACATACTACATATATTACACCGCGACCGACTCGACCGGAAGAAGCGGTCAGGCATCTCGTCAGGTCATAGTGAGAGATACAGTGGCGCCCACGGTTTCACTTATCGGCAACGCAACGGTCGAAATCGAGGCAGGTTCGATTGCATCGTATGTCGATGCGGGCGTAAACGCAAGTGATGCATCTGGAACAGTCAACATAACGACAGACCATAACATTGATGTAAACACCCCAGGGAGCTACACTTTCACCCACACGGTAAGCGATGGAACCAATCAGACTCAAGTATCACGCACCGTTGTCGTAATATCATCGTTCTCCGAGATTACATTACTTGGCGACAATCCTATGACTGTAGAAGCGGGGAGCACATGGACAGACCCTGGTGCGACCGTTGCCGGCTCTTCGGGTACTGGCGTACAAAGTATAAGCACGGATGGACTAATTTGGAAATTAGACCCTTCAAGTTCTAACTCTTACAGTGGCAGCGGTACTGCTTGGAATGATGTCATATCGTCCTATCACGCCACATTGTATGAGGGCAGTAGTGTTTCTGCAGGTGCAACATTTAGTACGGAAGCAGGTGGTTCACTAGTTTTTGATGGTACTAATGATTGGGCAAGAGTTGATTCACTTTCAGACTTCTTTAGAGGTAGAGATGGAAGTTTTACCTTTCAAACCTGGGTAAAAGCAACAGCCGCTGGTCAACCCTTCTCAACCAATATAAATGTAGAAAGGGGTACTGTTTTATTATCTATGCATCAGGGGGGAAACAATAGAATGAGATGGCAGATATGTAACAACGCAATATTTGTATCTCGGCCTGGGACCACTAATGATACATTACACTATCATGATACGTTAGATCCTGACACCTGGCGTCTATACACCTTTGTGGGTGATAACACAAACAGCCAGCTTACTTTGTACATAGATAAGACTGAAATAACAACCGTTCCGATGCAAAACGTTGCCAGTTTATGGAGCGATGTCGATAGAGTTTCTATTGGTCAAGAATGGGATGGAAATTCTCCAAGTGAATTTTTCCAGGGGTCGATGGGCCTTTGGTTAGCATACGACCGTGCCCTGAGTGCCTCACAAGTGAGTTCGAACTACGAAGCTTCCAAATCTAGATTCGGTTACGGACCTGCTGCGACCGAAGCGGGTGTTGTCCTTCCGGTGCAGAACGGATTGACCGCACACCACAGTTGGTTTAGCTTCCAAGACAACAACACATGGGAAGATTTGACAGGAAACGGCAACCACGCGACTCGACAGGGAGGCGGTACCGTGTCGCTCGTCACCGCGGCTAATGCGAACACGACGGGATTCGGTGGTTTAGGTCCGTGGCCATACATTAACGGAGACTACAATTCGCGATGGGATCTCTTCGGAGGACAAACTCTGAACTCAGACTACACGATCGTGTACATCATGAGGTACGATGTTAATGCAAGCCATCGCAGAAGAATCATTGACATGAAGGGTACAAATTACCTCATTGGAGCACACAATGGGTATATAGGAAAAACTTACCAAGGGGGGTGGATAAATTACGATCCATCCATGCAGAATACAGAATGGGTGTTGGGAATCGATATGCCCAATCGTCAGGTGCGCAGGGGTACCGTAACTACTCAATGGGCGGACAACACTGGTGGCGGATCCAATCACACCAATCTCATTGCGACTATCAATAACGGTCAAAATTCCAATAACGCCAATTATGAGTCATCTGACTACAACATCACCGAAATTATTTACTACAATCGTAAATTCACAGATTCGGAAATATACGATATGAAAGACTGGCTGGACGATTATGCAGCAGGATTGGTACACGATAACTACACACTGCCCGACGTCTCTGGTGCAGTAGATCTATCGCAGCATGTGTATTTCGGATGGGCCCCCACGTGGACATCTAGCAATGGCTCTTGGGAGCCATTTCAAATTAAGATCGAGCAGAATGGCACGGATATCGTGGATAATGAGACTATTGAGTACCTGCTATCACCCGGGGGCAACTCATCTGCAAACGATGACAGTAGTGGGAATCACTTCTGCCAGTATACATCCAGCCAGCCAGAATGGCACGGTAGCCACACTAGCCCCAGCTACTGGGAGACAAATCAGAAGCCCGTTCTATACAGGAAGACGAACGTAGCGTTGGATGGATCGCAACTCGTTGCGAGACAAAGTTGCCGCGAGGGCCATTGGCCCAAACATGGTTACATTGTCAGCGCAGCCAGCGCTTCTGGCCCCTGGATCATCCGGGGTGGCTGGTGCGATCAGGATGGTGCAAGTGGAGGTTACAACGACTTTGTGGACAGTCCGCTGTCGATGACTCACGAGTGGGACGCTGATGGATGGCGGAAGGTCACCGAGGTGCCGAGGGGCACATACATCAACGATCCATTTTCAGGTACCACGCAAAGCAGCACCATTCCAGTCGAGGTGCCGATCGTTGCCATGTCGGACGTGGAGGAGTACGGTAGGGACATTGAAGTGAAGTTTGTTGTTACGATGAACGAAACTGACTATGCGATGCATTACAAGAATTGGATATTGAAGTACGTATTTGACCACGTTAGTAATAACACAACGCCAGGTGTGTTAGAAGAGAATTATAAGCCTACTCATGGATTTCGTGGGAAGGACGTATGTTGCGCCCGCGGTGGCTTGAACGCGGCAGATTGGGCCACAGGTCAATGGAAGACGAGTGACCGTGGCGTAATGTTTGCCAACGCCATGTGGAATTGGAAATTTGTTACAGGAGCTCTTGCTGGTGGTACCACTTTTTCTTATCGGCAAAATGGTAGTATTCTGGTCACTGGAAGCTCGATGCAATTAGATCAGATTCATACTGGCTCTGATTGGGGATTTGGCCGCGCGTCAGGTGATACTAATTGGACCAAGATCGTCATTTATGCGCGCAAGCTCTTGAGTGTGAACGATTTCTATTATAGAAATGGCGCTTCGGATCCATCCTCGGGTCACTACGACTCCGGAGGAATCGATTTGATGTATTCGCAACAGAGCAATCATCCCACCTCCTGGCGATGGGGGAACTACCAGTACCAAAACCTCCCCACGTGGATCGAAGCAAAGATGCCTTTATGGGGGACTTCGCACGTGAATATGGGCGATGTTGTTCCTATCGTATTCCGCCAAAAGACCGAAGTTATTATGTTCAACGATGCAGTGAATTGGTCGCCCCCCTGGAACAGCCTACCGCAGGATGAATGGACTCGCACTTCTGATCCAAGAGGCACCTATTTCAATCAGGGAACATCTAATCATGACATTTACACTAAAACCTTTGAGCCCGGTTCATACAATATAGACACAAATTCCGCCATGTATCTCTTCGCGCCGGTGTACGAGGCTTCGGGGGGTATCTCAGGTGGGGGTGTAACCAAGCACATTTCAATCAATATCTATCATGAAGGTGAAGATTCAACCAAAGTCACCGGGAGTGCTGGTGCGATCGTAGCTGAGAACTGGAACAACTTTACAGCATATAACGGAAATGTCACCATGCCGCTCGTAGATAGCACAGGTGCCGATTCGGGGGCTTCACTGTTCTCCGACTATTGGTGGGGGACTTACAAGGCGTGGAATTTGACAACTGCGGATCCCAATGATGGTGCACATGGCTCGTTGTTCCGTGGATATATTGACAACTTCCATAACAGCCCAAATGGTTTGGTCATCTCCAACATACCGGCCGAATTCCAATCGCAAGGGTACGAGCTTCGCATTTACCACAATACTGACAGTGCTGGAAACATGGGTTTCCGTGTCGAGGACGGTACTGGATATAGCAAGACCTACTATTCATATGCAGCAGTTTCTAACAACAACTACCCCCTATCCGGCACGGACGAATTCGGAGGGGGGGCTGGGTATATTGGAAGTCAGAACGAATCCAACACTCACACAACCCCTACTAACTACACCTTTTTTGATGGGCTTTCGGGAAGCACGCTAACGATTATGGGAGTGAGAGGAGGCACGGGGGACACCCGCTCTCGCCCGAACGGCTTTCAGATCACAACTCGTAGCGCGAGCTCGGCCACAAGCGCCTCGGCTTCCAATCCTTTCCCGCTCGTCCAGGGGGTGAGCACGTCGTTGGTCGGTCCGTTCACGGGACCACAGACAATCACCGTAAGCAGAAATCTTCCGAAGGGGACATCGTTGTACTCGATCGAGTTTACGTTCACCTCAACTACAACGACACCCTCGAGCATCATGTTTGTCGGGTGGAGTACCAACAACTCAACCAGTCAGAGGGTTCTTGTGACCACCCAGGGGGGTGCCTTGACAATCAGTCACTACTCGGACGATCATGCCTTCACTGGATATGACTACACGTTGCTGTTCGATGGGAGTGCGCACAATGTGCGCATCACCAAGGACAGTGGTAGCCCGGCAACCGTGACTCTTTACGTAGACGGTGACGCAAAGGGTACTGGGACGGTGAATGGGCCCATTAATATGGGAAATCAAACCGAGTTGCTCATAGGCAACTCCTCTTTGGGCCAGGGCGGCAGTATAAACTCAAATCACGAAATCAGAAACGTGCGTATTATGGATGACACGGAAACCACCATCGACCTGATGATGAGTACTCCAGGTCGTTATGGTATCACATACAGCGCACCGTCTGGTACGAACACTTCGACTGCAACTCGTACGGTGATTGTAAACGACACCGTGTCTCCGGTATTCGGAACCATCACGAACGTGACCAACCACCAACGGGGAACGACTTACAGCGATTCCGTGCCTACTGCATACGATCCCAGAGACAGCGGTAACGTGGATATTTCGTCTTCCGTGACCACGACCTCAAACACAGTAAACGACTCGCAGGTTGGGACTTACTCAGTCACCTATTCGGTGAGTGACGGTACGAACACCACGACCGCGACCAAGAGCGTCACTGTTGTCGACTCGACACAGCCGGTCATTACATTGAGCGGAGATGGCCTGACCTCTGATTCTCGGCTGACAATCACACCGAATGCGTACAGCAATTGGAACCAGCTGGGAGATGCTGTCGATGTGACGTTCACGGCAACAGACGACGGTGATGATGTGAGCGGCCTGGTACAAATCGACGTTTCCAATGTGCTCTGGGACACCCCCGGAGATTATGATGTATTTTACGATTTGAGCGACCCAAATTTCGGACCGAACGCATCGCGGCGCACTAGATATCTCACGATCGAAGCGGAAGCGGCATCCGGAACTCCAGAACAATCAGCCGGAATTCCACAACAATCTTCGGCCCTCGTGTGGCTAGATGCGCAAACCAGTTTTGGTGACGTAGCAGAAGGTACGCAAGTGACAGAATGGCCTAATCTTGCAGATAGTAGTAACAACTTCATCACACATACGAGCAGAAATAATGGTGTTCCTACGGTGCAGGTGGACTCGAATAATAAAAAAGTCATTAACTTTAACATTGAATCTCTACAGGCTGAATCGACAATAACCGGCTCCCAAAACACACAGGGTATGGAAGTATGGGCAGTTGTAACAAATAATGACGTTTTTAACAATACAGGCGGACATTATCGGTTGTTGATAGACAGTGGCATGATCGCACCCCATGGTTGGGGTTTGGCCGTCATGCAAAAACTCGTTGACGGAGTTCCAAAAACATGGATACAGTCACACTTTCCTCACTCGTCGGGGCCATGGTCGAATTTGTACCTAGATCCATCAGATGAATATATGGTCATTCGAGTTCGTTATGATTTTGAAGGAGGAACTACGACACTGTATGCTGAAGGTACAGAATCAACTGTGTCACTACCCCTAACAACTTTTTACTCGAAGATTCACAGTGGAACCGGTACAGTGCTTGGCCAGACATCTAAAAATCATCTTGTAAGTGCGCGCAGTTTTATTGGTACTTTAGGAACTATGATAATATACGACACTTTATTGACCTCGAGCGAGGCAACTGAGTTAGAAACCTATTTGCGTAATCGGTGGATCCCATCAGGACCGTCTACATCGGGGTCTGGAGTTACCGGTCTAACGGAGCAAAAGTACACAGGAAATTACGCAGATGACAGAGACTGGTTCGATGCAAATCCGGGTAATAAATCGGGATCTTCAACGGTCATCACAAACCTACAGAAAAATGACGAGGGATCACATTACAGTTACAACTGGACCGGTGCTTTTGTTCCGCATGTTTCCGGAACCTGGACGTTCTGGACATCGTCCGATGACTCGAGTCATGTCTTCATCGACGACCTCGAAACGGGTGCAGCAACGCATGTCGTGAACAATGGCGGTCCTCATGGAACTGTCGAAAGAACTGGTACGATCACTGTGGTCGCCGGTACGGTGTACGGCATACAGGTCACTTTCGAAGAGTATGGTGGAGGTGCTTCGATGCGAATGGACTATCAGGCTCCTGGTCTGTCGCGCGTGAATGCAAATTTAACATCTTACAACAACACCGTCTTTCAATCTGCCGTCATAACTTCAACTTCGGCTACGTCGGATAGCTCGGGAAGCTCGGGTAGCTCTAGCTCGGGTAGCTCTAGCTCGGGTAGCTCGGGTATGACCCTCCCCGTTACGAGCGGCCTGCTCGCCCACTACAGTTGGTACAGCTGGAAGAACACCACAACGTGGGAGGACCTGAGCGGCAACGGCAACCACATGGTGAACCAGTCTGAAGGATCATCTGCGCTCGTGACCGCCGAGAATGCAAACATGACGGACAACGACACCGGAGCAAGATTCCCATACATCGCCGGAAACTCCTCCTCGCGGTGGGACATGGCTGGCATGACGGGGGGTGAACGAATGCCCCAGAACTCGTGGACCTACATCCACATTCACAGGTACGACCCCGCAGGTTCAGATAAAGACGGTCGTGTTCTGGGCACTGTTGGTGACAACGTGCTATTCGGAACTTGGCATGGATACGTCGGAAACTCGCATCACGGTAATGGTTTTGTGGGAGGTCACAACTACGTCAACCCGAGATTTGGAGGACACTGGGTGTTCCACATCGAACGACCTGGACCTAATGGTCCAAGATACTGGCGCACCACCACGAAAGACAGCAGCTGGTCTGAGATCTCGGGAGGCGGAAACGCAAATATGAACTATCGGCCCACGCTCAATGCCGGGCAGTACAATGAAAATTGCGACTGGAACGTTGCCGAACTCATACTCTTCAACCGAATATTGTCGAATACAGAGGTCGAATCGTTCAAGACGTGGTTGATGGATTACAAGGCGGGCAACATCCACGAGCAGTATACAAGCTCGAGCGCGAGTGGAGGCGGTTCACCACCGGTCATGGATTGGGTGTGGCCATCAGAAAACAGCGCTGTGTCTGAACTCAAGGATTATCATCCGCGCATGGGGGGAGGGGAAGAGGTCGTGGGTGGTTGGAATCGTGGTCAATACGAGCTCAAGAATGCAGGATACTCAGGCGGAGACTATGTAAACGACAGTATTCCAGATGGGCTCCCGTTCCACTCCTTCAATGGATATGGTGTGAACGGTGATGACTACATCGATTTCATTTTCACTTTTGCAGACGCAAATACGTGGTGCAGCGGTTACCGCCAGTATGGCCACGCAAACTGGACTGTGAATACGTTCTCTAAAGACATCGAGATATACACGGGTGACGCCAACTTCGGACCGTGGACGCTCGTCGCATCAGACAGCCACAGTAATTGGCATAACAATGGTAACAATGCGTTTACCGACAGCGGTACGACCACCGAATGGACCCCCAGTGCGCCGAGCAAATATCTACGCGTCAAGACGTTAACGAATCACGGGGACGGTGGCTATGGAGGCCGGATCACTGTGCGGTATCTGCAGCTCAAAATTGGTGTTGGCACCGCGTCAACGAATGACATAGTAGCTCCTGTTAATCTGAGTGACGGCCTTCAGATCGAATTCATATGGAGCCCAGAGTACCGTTACAACAACGAGAAGTGGTGGCCTTCTTACGTGCACTCGGATCAACAGCGAGGAGATAACAACGGCATTTCCAACTTCAATAACGGGATCACCTTCAGCACCACAAACCACGACGTGCGAACTGATGGCATCGTGTTGAAAGACAACGGTCACAATTGCACCCTTTACCTGAACAAGGTTTTCCAAGACAACTTCAAGAGCACCGTCGGAAACGCGGTCTCCTTCGAGGTTTGGTGCGAATACACTGGGGACTATACAATGGAGAGCGGGTTCAAGGGCTGGATGATGGGCTTAGACGACGGTTATGGTCCGACCATCTGTATCAACGAATCGAGGGTAGGCAACATCTCGTGCCTGCCCGCGGGCAATTACACACACACGTTCAACTCATCCAACCCATATCAGGGAGGGAACATCGTGAACTACCAAGGGGTGCTGATGCACCTGATAGGTTGCTGGAAGTGGGACGGTTCTGGTATCGTTGAAAGCATCTACATCAACGGTGAATACGTACAGCCTACAAACGACACTCCATCGAACCCCAGCATGAGTGCGAATATTACATCAATGCACATTGGCGGTCGCACCAATCCATCCACTGGTGAGGGAACCTGCTACGGCATGAAGATCTACTCGGCACGTGTGTGGCACAAAGAGCTCGACCAAGGTACTGTCGATTTGCTGTACGCGGCCGGCAAGTACACCAGCGCACTCTCCGTGCCCAGAGCGGCACCCAATGTTCCTGCTACAGGTTTCCAATCTAATTGGACCTACAATTCAACAGATGGGAGATGGGAATTGGGAGGTCATTCTGCTAGTAATGGATACATTGAACAAAATAGCGATGCTCAAGGGTTTGCATTCAAAGTTGCACCATACCCTGGAACACCAAATCAAGTTCCAAATATCATGATAGGACTTAACAGTACACAAAGTTCACCGGAGAACAGTTATAATAATTTCGATTATCTTACATATATTCATCCAGGACCGGCGTACGGTGACATGTATAAAAGTGGAAATAGCATAGGTGGATTCAATGGTCATCCATTACAAATTTCCGGTCACGGGGCTGGTACTAGAACTGCGTCAACCGTTTATCAAGTCCGTGTGAATACAAACGAATATGTAGAATTAGTCAAAGATGGTAATGTTATTCATACTTTTGGTTTAAATGGAGACAACACACAAAAGGCATGGGAAGGAGGCAGGACACGCTTATATGTTGCAACTGCGTGGTGGCATGGGACTAATCAAATTTATGATTTTAGATGGGTGGACTCTGCTGGAAATCCTGTAGGACCAGTATGGACACAATCTGCTAGCGCTGTAACTGGTAATGCCGGTGTTGTCCTTCCGGTGCAGAACGGTTTGACCGCGCATCACAGTTGGTTTAGCTTCCAAGACAACGACACATGGGAAGATTTGACAGGAAACGGACACCACGCGATCCGAGCAGCGGGAGGCGGTACCGTGTCGCTCGTCACCGCGGCTAATGCGAACACGACAGGATTCGGTGGTTTAGGTCCGTGGCCATACGTCAGTGGAGACAACACTGCGCGATGGGATCTCTTCGGGGGACAAACTCTGAACCCAGAGTATACGATCGTGTACATCATGAGATATGACGTTAACGCCGTCTACCGTAGGAGAATCATTGACATGAGGGGTAGAAATTACCTCATTGGCGCTTACGAAGGTGCAATCGGAAGATCTTATCATGGGGGGTGGTTGGGTGCAGATCCCCTCCTGCAGAACACCGAATGGGTCATGGGGATTGAGATGCCAAACCATCAGGTACGCAGGGGTACCGTGACCACTCAATGGGCGGACAACACAGGTGGCGGATCCAATCACACCAATCTCATTGCGACTATCATGAACGGAAACGGTGGAGACAGTGGTACTGACTACAACATTGCCGAACTGATTTACTACAATCGCATATTCACAGACTCGGAAATATACGATATGAAAGACTGGCTAGACGATTATGCAGCAGGGTTGATACATAATAACTACACATAGTCGAGAGAGGCACGACACCACCATCGAATGCAACGCGTTGAATAATAATGTACGAACTATATAAAAATGAAGTACGGGGAACTGCTTGTTTTAGGCCAATCTGGCATTTATACATACAACACTACACAACGAACCGTCGCTTTGATAAAGACAGGAAATTACATCACCTGTGGAAAGGATAAATGTAACTATATTGCACTTCGAACAGACGGAAACATATATACATCCAAAACAGGATATGTATGGCATCGACATGGACTGGCTCATAGCACCATGGTGTCCTCAAAAATAGAATGCAACGAACAGTTGACATACCTAGGTCCCATGTGTTCGCCCTCCTTCACTGGGTACAACACTTGCGACTACTGCAACTGGTCGAGAGGAATCGAAAATGATATTAGCGATGTCGCATGGAACGGCAAGATTTGGTTGGCTGGAGGGGAATCCCTACACACATCTCCTGATGGGAAGGTATGGAAACCAGTCACTCTCCTTGATCTTGGAGGAGGTACGCCACAACATATAAATAAAATCTTATGGGACACAAAACAATGGATCATATCAGGAATTGGAACTGGAATATTTGTCGTGAATGATTCAGTGATGACTTCGTTACGAACGTTACCACCGCAAGAAAATGGGGTTTATCAGGGAGCACTCTTTTTCAACTTCTCCGCGCCCATTCGGTATATGGCAGGTCAATATAACCGCGATGAAACCGTACCTGTTATCAACCCGCTAATTCGCTCAGAAAATGCGATTCAGTGGACTACATGCAATCTGGGCGTGAGTAATATTACAAAAGTATGTGACATTACTTACAAGGATCTAAAGTATCATGTCATTGCCAAATCGACAGACGGTAAGACGCATTTATTCAGTTCCGTGAATGGGATCGAGTGGACTCACGTTTCTGATAGTTTACCAATGCTGACTTATTTTTTAATGTGATTTTTAATGTCCGTCACCACTATACTACTACATGTCTGATCCTACGCCCGGTTCTCATACAGTCAAATCAATGACCAAAGAATACGTGTGCGATAGGAATGTTTACATTTACATTGAAAACGTAGATGTGAACAACAACAGCACGATACTGTTTCAGTATGTTGATGGTACTACCGACCTTATCACCTTTTCTGGAAACTGTGGGCTTACGTTCACCAATTGGGTTGATGGAAGCACGAGTGAAAAGCTTGTAGAAGGGAATCACACACGAGCGATCAGTGAGTTAATACCATTACGAAACCCTATTTCTGTAATGTGTCATAATGTAAGAGGAGTGAATACATGGTCATTCGCATGTGCAGCAATCGTATCCAAGGTTGTGATAACTGATAACTCAGATTGGAGTGGACTCAACAACATCAAAATCAAAGAATATACTGCACCAACAGCACTCAACTCAATAACACTGTGAGCTATTTCATTTCATATACTCTGAAATATGCTAAAAAATATGTTTAGTAATCATAGTATGGCGGAAGTTCATGAAGCACCAATCATTCACGGAATAGTAAGTGTGTCTGCATGTACAGTTTCGTCAGAGATGCAATTTTCGGATGGCTCTATAATCACAGGGATCGAAAACACACTTAATACAACGTCAACAAACCCAATCACCAACAGCGCAGTAAACAATGCAATAAACAACATAATTGTGCCACCAACAAGCAACTTCTTCGTGGAACTGCTCATGAACCCAAGTTCCACACATGCTAGTGGAACAGTGGGGTTCTCGACAAGATCTGTTTACATTAACTCATACAGTGGTGGAGGTACGAACACTTCCCTTGATTCTGTGTTTGTTCCAGTTGCGGGAACCTATGCCATCTCATCATCTTCCAAAGCATCGACCACCGGCAACGAGGTCAATGTAGAAATCAGGTCGAATGGTTCGGCTCTGATATCGTCTGCTTCTGAAGACTTGGTTATGCTAACTGGAACATATTTTTTGACCGCCGGTGACACAATAACTCTTTTTTCCAATAATGAAGTACCAGTGAGTTCGACTATGATGGTATCTCTTCTCAAAGCAGAACAAACTGTCCCGCTTCAACAAGGAGCGATGCTTCCTCGTAACAACTGCATGACCGCTGTCGAAAAGTATACGTGTACGTCAGAAGCCGCACGTACTCAACTGGTATCTGACCTAGTTTCAGATGCCAGCGCACAGGGCACTTCGACAATCTCGTACATGGTCACATCGCCTTCCACTACTGTTGTTGAGCGACATGCTGTAATCCTTGGAACGTCTGCCATCAATACATTTATTTTCGCTGACGTGACCAGGTCAGGAGTTTCTTCGTACGGCTTCCATTACATCGTCCCCCAAAACTTCACCATTTCAAATAGTACTTCAGGCGGTGAAGTCAACTCTACGATTTCTGACGTTGCTTCTGCACAAACGGCCTCTGGACAACTAGCTTCCCACCACTCAAGTGCGGGAAGGCCTTCCACCGTGTCCGTGCACTTGCAAGACTTGTTTGTACACCGAACTGTTTGATTATTTTCAATACAATTTACAGTAACAAAACTAAAAGTACACTGGCGGCGCCCATCCCAACGAGTGCATTTGTTTGTGTGATTTCCTGTCCTGCTATGATATAAGTAGCCTCAGCTTCTTCGGTTACTTGTTTTGCGACTTTCAAATCAGGTGCAGGGGGCGATGTTCCTTGTGGCGATGATCCAGGGGGCGATGATCCAGGTGGCGATGGTGCTGGTGGCGATGGTGCTGGTGGCGATGGTGCTGGCGATGGTGCTGGTGATGGTGCTGGTATGGGTGGGTTCTTCTTGTGACAAGAGTAATGCTTCCACCCCCCCTGGGATCTTGTAACTTCAGTAGCACCAGATCCAGCTGATGGTTTCCAGGACGAATCAATCTGTTTTGCTCCATGCATTTGACATATAACATTTGAAACGAATGAAATAGCTACGCATCCAATATCCTTTTTACAAAAATCTTTGCAATCCTGTAGAGACATTTTTGTGTTTTTCTTTTCATACGACGGCATGATCTTACCTTTATCGTCTTCGCAGTAACCCACACCTAGATTCGTGAATGACATATATTATTGGAATGAAAAAAAATTACTTCATTCGTTTTACAAATTATAATTAAGAAAACAAAAATGCAGCCATTGCACCAATGGCACCGATCCCAACAAGTGCGTTTGTTTGTGTAATTTCCTGACCTGCAATGGTATAAATAGCATCTGCTTCTTCTGTTACTTGTTCTGCGACTTTCAAATCAGGTGCAGGTGGCGATGGTGCAGGTGGCGATGGCGATGATGATGATGCCCGTGATGCTGTTGCTGGGGGTGTTGCCGGGGGTGTTGATATTGCCGACGGGGGTGATTTGCACTTCCGGTAAACATGACCATTCGGATAGTTTCTGGTGATCTGAGTTTCAGTGCCTGACCACAGGTAGCACGCGTCCTGGCCACCAGTGGTGATGTGGACAATGGTGGTGCAATCGGAGCGTTCGTTGCATTTCTTGACACATGTGGGGAGGCCTTGGTGGGACGCAAGGTGAGAGCCACCTGTGTTGGCGTTTTCGAAGAAAGTGTAACCAGTTGGCATTGTTTGGTTACAAGAGGGCTTACACGATGACGGTACCGATGTGCTTCCTCCGCAAGACATATACTACAGTATTGAAAAAAATAATTGTCAAATAATCTAAAGATCATTTCGTTTGATCGACATATCATGTAGAATATTTCGAGCATCCATGACAGCGTTCCTAATGTCGTACAACATTCCTGTGACTACGATCATGAATAATATACCGAGATAGGGTTGCATTCTGGTCAAATCGTCCATCATCACAGGCGGTGCTACGACAAGTTCTTGGGAATGAATAGGGGGTGAAACTACCTGGCTCTTTTCGTATGTTCGGTTGTCTTCGCGTTCCTCGCGTTCCTCCCGTTCCTCTCTTTTTTTTCGTTTCGTTTGCAATGGAGCAAATGCATCGTCTATTGATGTGAACTGTAATGACATGTTATTATATCATACATACAAAATATTTACAACATTGTTATTGTCAAAAATTTTTTTTGAAAAAAATGATGCAATGAGTTTTCAGACCACATGCATGAAATCGAATGTAAATCATTGAATCCCTCTAATGTGAGGATGTCATGCAAGCTAACCTCGTGGTGATCAAAATTATGAGTATATCCTACATATGGGCGGAGCACATCTTGAATCTCTTCAGTGGTTCCTGATTTATGTAGAAGAATTGCCTGATGTAGGTGAAATTTCGGAGACACTCTCATACTATTGGGTACCGTGACGGATTGACGACCTATTTTCCTAGTGTCGTGACCATTCGCTATGGTCATAATGAAGAAGTCTATATTTTCAGGAAGATCTTGTGGATAATGAACCAAAGTTATGTTCGTGCCGTTGCTTACGGCCTCTATGGTTTTAATTTCATATTTCCCGTGTTTGGGAAGGATGAAAGGTATTATAAAAAGCGAACATACTAGCAAAAAAAACATATGTTATTTTACGTTGTTTCATTGCTTTAAATGTAAATCTTATCTAATCCCCTCTCACTGAACTCCGAACACTGCAAAGTCGAGTGCGATTCCGCAAACTTCTTACACGAAACGATTTTGGGCGGATCGCCCGCCTTGACCACCCTCACCTTTGCGACCTTGTCTTTGAAGTCGGCGAAGCACTCGTCGTAGGTGCCAAAGCTTGTCAGAGTCTGCCTCCGAGCCGCTCCATCACCTGCACCTGCCGAAAGCTCGCTTCGTCACAGAAGTTCTTGCGGATCATGCCTTCCAGCTCCTTGAGGGTCGAGTCGTCATTCCACTTGGCGTCAAAGTCATCCTTGTTCGGCAGGTCGCGGTCGATCGTGCCCATCACGCTTACGTAGAGCTCAGGCGTGAGCGTTCGATAGGAGAACCGATCGGAAGAGAGGTCAAGCAAGTGGCCGTTACGAAACGCGAGCTGACCCGGCTTGAGCGTGCGGTCCAGCTTCTCGTGGAACGTGCGATCGCCATGAACGTTTGCGAGCTCCTTCTTAAGCTCCGAGGCACGCTTGTTCGAGTACGCAAGCACGAGCTCGAGAAAGACCTCCTGATTTTCGAACCGCTCCTGGTAAGACTCGAGCGTGCTCACGAGCTCCGTGAAGAGCGAGTCGGACGTGCGGCACGTCCGACCAGAAACCGTCCGCAGAGTCGCGCTTGAAGCGGCCAGGCAGCAGCAGGTCCACCACCTTCGCCATGCAGAAGGCAGTCATGGGTTTGCTGAAGTTGACACTGCCATCCTTGTAAGTTGGCACGTCGCCAAGAATCGCATCCACCTTCTCGAACACGTCCTCGTCCGTGATGTCCTCCTCCTCGTCCTCCTCGACCGGGTACCCGTGTCCTTTGATGTCGTCTTCCGTCTCCTCCGAGACCTTCTTGAGCCGCTTGGGCTGGGGCTGCTCGTCGTGCAGCGAGTTGGTCTGGTTGGTGCCAAACTGGCGATCGGTCGACTCGTCATCCTCGTCCGTGCACGTGCAGGAACGGACTTCCGTGGTGGTGCGTCTGTATTTGCTGGTACGCCCCTCGGAGTCGTAGCTTTTGCGAGAAACCATAATGAATATTGCAGAGCGGTAGATCTTCGAAGGCTTTGAGTTGATGGCGGATTCGATTTCCCCTGAATCACGTCTTCGGATGTCGCTTCCGATTTCGCCCTCGCGGCCGATTCGCCTTTCTCGTTCCATATACCGCTTCCATTCGACCCCAGGGCCCTTCCGTTCCACATATCCTTAATTGTCGGTATGAACATCCACCTTCCATTACCTTAACCAAACTGGAATGGAAATGAAAATGTATGGTGGCCATGGCCAAAGCACGCAGTGCCCGCGCGTAGCAGCAAGTATCTTCATGTAAATGTCGGTATTGACACTTAACAATCTATTCAGTTTATGAGGACGTTGTGAATCTTATCTAGCTGTTGCTTATAACACCTTCCACCATCTGCCGCGTTAGCGGCAGCGCTGGCCTTCACCTTATCCTGGTGATCGAGGAATGATGTGTGCTCCTCCTCCACCGCTTCCCCTTCCAATATCGTACTATTGTCGTCGTACAGCTGTTCCAACACTTCTCCCTTCGCTCGATTCTCCCACTCCTTATCGTCCCCCTGGCCTGCATCTACCACCACCTGGTAGATCGCTCGGTTCACATTGGGACACCTGACATTGGCGTTACTGGGTGCCCTGTGCTTCAATTTGACAAACTTGGCCACCGCATTCTCCGGGTCCGCCAGTAGGCTCTGGATCTGCTCCTGGCTTATGTGACTCAACGTTTCTTTACCAAATACGTTGATATGTTGCTCCACCACATACCTGTTGTTATTGGTGGTGTTCACAGTTCGGGGTTTCTTATTTGCCTTGATCAGCTCCTCGATCTGACGATCCTTTGCGACCAGTTGTCGTTCTAGAGAGGCAATCCTTGCGTCCTTGTCGAATGTCCCATTCAGGAGTTTGCAACTTTTTTTATGCGTGGACCAACTACCTGAGTGTTTAGTAGCATAACCACATTCACATTCACGAGGTTCTTTGTAACTTGAATTGCTAGGCATTCTTATATAGAGTATCGAAAATATCTTTAATATAATCCTCAAGGGATCCTCAGAGGATCCTCTGGGGATTATATACACTCCTTAACGTATTCCAGGAGTATATCTCCTTATATATTTTATCATTTTTTTATATCATATATCATGTGACAGAGGAGAGAGAGAAGGGTAAATAGAAAAAGTTTTGAAAATTTTTGGATGAAAATAATTTGAGAAAAATAATTTCTTGATCCAGATTTTTGAAAAAGTTTTCCGCCACCCGGTACCAGTGGGGGTTCGTCCACCCAGTTACTCCTAACCCTGACATGATCCAATTGGATCCAGATCCTATTAGTCCTCCTGGACACTTTGCTTACGCTCGAGTTCAGCCCATTTTTGCGCATTTTTGACTTCGTCGCGCGTATCCATCTTGAATCCTCGTTCTTTCAAATATGCGGCCAGTTCGGGGCAGTGACGTACATAATCAAAGCGACCACGGATTTTACGACAAAGGTTGCCCATATTGCGCCCATTTATTTCAATTCCTTTTGTTGCATTGACATTTCCGTGATCGTTCCATAACTTTTCAAAAGCAAGTCGAATGGCGGGGAGCAGGAGATCGTTCATGCGCTGCCTTTTTGCCTTTTTAAGTTGCTTCATTCCTTCTGCATGTTTATTACGATAGTCTTCATCTTCCCACTTCTTCTTTGCCGCCTCGCTTTGTCTTTGCAGATACTCTGGATCGGCTTTGCTAATCTTCATTGCTTCTGTATGTTTCTTACGATAGTCTTCATCTTCCCACCTCTTCTTTGCCGCCTCGCTTTGTCTTTGCAGAGTCAGAGGATTCTTCATTGCTTCTGCATGTTTCTTACGATACTCTGGATCGGCTTTGCTAATCTTCATTGCTTCTGCATGTTTCTTACGATAGTCTTCATCTTCCCACCTCTTCTTTGCCGCCTCGCTTTGCTTTTCTCTGTACTCGACTGTACTCATAGTTTTTTTCAAACTTTTGCTGGTCTTTTCCTTCACGACAGGATCATTTTTTATTATTTTTAGCTTAGCGATCGTATCAGGGTGCATTGGTCCACCAAACCCACCAATTTGAAGATTATAACCATTTGGTGACAACGTATCCAGTCCCTCGGCTGATATGTAAAACTGCTCCAATCCATTGGAATCGTCAGGGCTTGGGAGAATATGCCGTTTGCCAGCCCGACAGTGGTCAATTATAAACACCCGGACGTTATCGGTTCCGTATTTCTCGTATGCATTTTTGCATGCAGAACAATTGTCGTGTTTGAACATACGGGTTTTGGAATAAGATTTGCCTGTTTTACCATGGCAGTGCTGCCCAACATACATCTTATTTGAAGGAAACAGTTCTACATAAATGATTGCCATCCCCTCGCCCGGCGGGTCGTCAATGTAACGTTGTAAGTTCCAAAATCTGTGCGGGTTTTGATCAATCAATGTTTGCAAGCGAATAGGATAAGACACATGATCAGACATGTTGATGATCATAAGCACACAAACCTTTAAATGGTATTTGCGTTTTTTTCAGATAATATTTTCAAAACTCAGTAGAAAGGGCACTACGAAGATGATATCGAGCCAGCTCCGGCTAGTGTACGTGCATTCTGTCACCAAATCGAACAAGCATCCGTCGAACATGCGCCGGGTCACAATGGCGACTGCACAAAGCGTACGAACAAGCCATACATCAGGAGATGGTAATGTGAGAGCACCCATGTAAAGTGCTCCAACGAATCCGATGTGACCTATTTGGATCAAAACAAACGACTGGATCGAAATTCCAATTATTGTTATCATTTGAATCACCATGCAGATGCGGTAAAAGTCTGAGGGACGATTGAAATCCAGTGCGGCCGTGGCAAGTAATGCACATGTCACACAGATGAAAAGTACCTGTGACTTCATCATCGTGAATGTATGATGCTGTCTTTAAGTATAAGTAATCACCAACTGTCATCGATTTCTTCTCTTTTGAGCTCGATATTTTCTTGTTTTTTCGCTCTTGGTTTTTTGACCGTTTCTTTTCCAATTTTGGTTACGCTTTTGACTGACTTAGTTTCAGATACGGTGTCCGACTTTGTGGATTTTGAATCATTATCATCATTGCAATCGTTATAGTCGTTATCATCGTTTAAATTATATTCCATATCATCCTCCCCTGGATCATCTTCGTAAGCTACGTCCTCACCCAAATCGCTCTCTTTGATCTCTTCATCTGCGACACTTGATTTTGTATCATCTGTATCTGAAGCGATTGACATACAGCCTTTTTTTACATTTCGATCAATTCTTTTTAACTGATCGAGCGTTGTGAATGAGGTATAGGTATCTTTGTCTTCATTCAGAATATTTGGAGCCGGACCGATCGAAATTTGTTTGAAGAAATAATTTGATGGTTGTGGAGTTATTTTTGACATTTGTATTTATGGGACGTTTTTTTTTCATGTGTTTCTAACACATGGACAGTTATTGGGAGGAAATAGTGATACACACAATGCCTCTGGTAAATACGATCGAAACTAGGCTTTTGAACAAGAGATGTTTGGCGTTGTGTGATGAAAGAATAGCTGTGAAAGATCTATTGATTATGATTCACTTTTTCAACCGCTGGAAGTCGAACGTGAAAAGAAGACCACTCGTGAATTCTTGGATGAAGAGTGCTGCGCGTTCGAGGGAGGATAGACCCATTCTTTGTTTTTGAAAAAAATGTATCAATACTACATACATGCTCAGAACCAAACAACATGCAAGGAAAGGTCCAAAAGCGGCATTTCCCTTCGGCACTCTTCCACGTGAAGTACAGAACAAGATAGTAAATCATTATCTTGCAAAAACACCAATGAAGCAGAAGATAACGATACAAACCAATATGCTTCGAAATAACACAAATCCAAGAAGATTTCCCTCACCCCCCCCTGGTGAGGAACCAAATGATAACGCTAAACGTTTCCTTGATAATATAGGAGTAAATTTCAGTAACTTAGAAAAAGGAAACAATTTTGATCCAGGTTCGCAGAAAACAACTAAACGAAAAAGACGATACAGAATGCGCGTCACAGCACCTAAACCCATTCGAAGTGCTATGGGAAGCAGAAGAACAGGTCCTATTCCTGATAATAGTATGCTGCTATGGAACTATGGAACACCATGGGGGGGAGCAAATTATAACATAACGTGGAATGTACCAAAGGGACCAAAAACGAGTTATACCCTCATGATGAACGCTCAGCCAACCGTTCACTTTTCATATATGGTTAGACCACCCAAAGTTGGTGATTTCCCAAAACTAATACTCAAAAGGGATGGTAAGGAAATGCAGGCTCACCAGTTGGCGAACGGGGCTACAGACATACAATTCAGAACACTCTCTAGATACAATAATATTCACACTCCGAATGCAGTAAGCAAGCAGTTCCGCAATCGTGTTAAAGCTTACAAAAAAATGTCCGCATCGTGACAGAATTGAACTTGCCAAACCAACGATCGAATACAATGATTCCCCCAATACAATGATTCCCCCTTGGTATTAGAGTAAATGTTAACATGTATTAAAAGGAATTACACTAAATGAAACGAATATGCTTACGCGCTCCAATTCTCCGATAAATCTATTCCTTTCCCATGCATGGGACGTGGATTCATTAGGTCGTTCGACACATCAACGAGCAAAGTTGTTGAACGATGGATTGAAGAAACTTGGTTGGAAATTGTGGTTTGATGAAGAGAAAATGCTTCTAGGCTCGAATATGGATGCTGAAATGGCGAGAGGTATAGAAAGATCGGATGCGATCTGCTTGTGCATAACAAAAGCGTATGTTGAAAAAATAAACTCCCAACTTCCATGCGATAACTGTGCAAAGGAATTCAATCTATCTTTCGTGAGTGGTAAACGTATACTACCACTGATATTTGAACGAGAAATGTTGGACATACGTAACTGGCCTAGAGGGGTTGCCCAAATGTATCTAGCTCATACTCTTTACGTGGATTGTACGGGCGACATTCAATGTGCGCTCACGAAGTTATCGCAAATGTTATTACTTATAGGACTAACACCATCGAGGACAAATATACCAGATGCAACAGGTATACTTTTTCGCCCCTTTAGAAGTAGGCGCCGAAATATCAGAACGTGTATTCGAATTTGAACTGCTCACCTCCACAAAAAAATAGATGTCATTTATAATGAACCAGTTGGTATTTCAATTAACACTCGTTGTGCTTTGGAATACGTTCGAAAGGCTGTTGATGCGTGCAGGTGTTTTGGGCTCATGTGTTTACAGAGACCTATTACTATTCGTTAGTTCGTCTGTCATTGTGTTTGTTCTCACCACAAATGCGCGCAAAACTGGATTGCGCTAACAGTTACAACAACGTATATTGCAATTCTTGGTATGTGATGCCATCACCTTTGCTCGACTCGATCAGCGCTTCGACATTCAACGTAGGGAACGCCTGTTTTAGAAATGAAATCGAGCTCTTTACCTCTGTTTCATCCAACACTAAATTACTGTTTTGGTCGAAGTGTTGAAATAGTTGAAGGAGTTGAAATCTGCCTTGTTGTACATTCAATTCACCGTGTCTATCATTTTCTTGTTTCAATGCCTTATGCACCGCTCGAAGTTTCGACATGAAGTCTTTGCGATTCTCTCCCGCAGTCTTCATTGAATCGGTGAGCATCTCTATGTCTTCATCAAGTTCATCACTGATTGCTTGAAGTGTTATGTTACTCTCAGTAAGTTTATTGTTTTCATTAGCGTATCGTTGATTAGAAGCTCGTAGTTCTATATTTTCCATCTCGATTTGCTCTACGGACTCTGATAAATCTCTCGCTACGCGCAGGTTTCTAACCAGAAAGAACGACACGCATGATATTCCACCCGCTAACAGATAACCCGAGCCACAGAAGGCATCAGACACAACCATGGTGACGGACCCAAGTATTACACCGGTCACAGCAGCACAACCAAAGCCCCCGTCGGTTGCGCGATCGCGCGTTCGTTTGGGACATACGGTGATCATGTAAAACACACAAATATTTTAAAAGAAATCTTGAGTATATATGAGAAAAGCTGCAAATACTGTTATGGTGGCCCAGATATGATGCCCGTTACTGTGGCATAGTTTTGGCTCTCCAAAAACGCCAAAAACAACAATCTTCGACATGCATCTTTTGTGGGTGAGGGCTGTCATTTGGTGAGTGCGCTTTCACATGAATCATTCGACCCCTTTTTCTTGCCTCCTTGATACTACGTACACATTGTTCGAAGGTAGTATTTCCATTCACGTACAATTTATCTCCCTCCTTTATACCATGAATACTTGCGACACTATTTGCTACAATAGATTCCACTTGAAGCTGGTTAAATGAGTTTTTGTAGGTGATTCCGAAGTGTCCGTAATGTGGAGAGAGGTACAATTCATCGCTGACAAGACCGAAAATAGGTTGATTGCATAATGGGCACACTGCGCGATTGTTCACCGCCCATTTAGATATGCAATCGAAGCAAAACTTATGTGAACAACCGTTTATGTACGAATCTGTTTTTGTTTTTTCGAAACAAATGGCACACTCTTCCATTCTTAAATAATACATATGAAATTTGTTTAAGGCATACGTTAAATAATACATTTTAAAAATGATCGACCAATTATATGAGTGTTCAGCGTGACAATGCTGCGTGTCTGGAATCTCTCGAGCTGTTTCTGCAGAATATAATGCAAACGCCAATCATCGAGGGACTACTTAGTATCAGAGAGCAAGCGGACGAGATAACACAGCAAAATACATCACAGGAAATGGTTGCTGATGATGTAACAAAACAGTTATTGAGAGAAGTAAAAACATGGACACAAGTTCTGTTAGACGAGGAGGTACGTCGCATCAACTCTAAAATACCCTACCTTCAAAAGTTGCTTACTGCGTTATTTGTGATGAAAGTTAAGGTTCTTTCGTGTATCAACATGAAAAAAGACAATGGTGATTTCCCCCTAACAATACCATCGAACTCGACATTCATTCATCAGGCATACATCAACTGTGCAAATGTCATGCTAGACAATCCATATGTTTTGAGTGACATGAAAATTGTTGACTTACGTCCCCTGGTTGCTGAGGGAATACGCAAGGCATGTTTTGCGTGCATAGAATGGTCTGATTTGCTCGAATGGGGTCTTGACGGTGTCGATGTAAACGATATAATTAAGGCAGTTACTGAAGTAGAGAATGAAAACAATGAACGTAATAATGAAAATAATGATGAAAATAACGATGAAGATAAGGGTTGGCAAGACGATTCAAACGACGAAGAAGAGTTCCATGATCTTGCAAACGATGTCAAAATGACTGAAAACGATAACGAGGGAGATGATAATTACAATGAATCTACAAATGAAGAAGAGAATAGTGGTGAACAAGACAACAACGAAAGTAATTCGGTAAGTGACGATGCAAGCAGTGTTTCTGAAAGCGTAGACAGTTCTACTTCAGATAATGATGCGACAAAAACTGTGAATTCCAATAATGACGATACTTCTTTCTTTTAAAGAAATTTTCCCAATTTCACTTTCTTCTGCTTTAGTTCGAATCTAAGTGATTCTTTCCTTGGTTTGCTAAAAAATGAACCAGACGCTTTGCTTAACTTGTTAGCTTCTTTCATGTTTGCAATCTTTTTTCTGTACCGAGTCATCATACTTGACATCATCCTCTTTTCCATATCATCTCCCATGCCATTGACTAAATTATTCATATTATGCTCCTCCGCATCAAACGATTGTTTGATACTCCGTCCCTTCAGTTTGTCCCATAATATCACTGCAATCCCATTTACAAATGGAGAAAGAACTGCCAACCACGGTATTCCGTAGCTCACGAAGGGATCGAAATTGGCATTGCATCCAGACGCTCTCAAGAATCCAAAGTGTATGGTTACAAGAACGCCAATCACCACCATCATCACCATCGTACTGGTTCTGGTCGGAACTAATCCAAGCATACCCAATACCATTACAACGATCATTCTTATTATTCCGAGTGGAGTGACTTTTAGGGGAGTGAATATTTCGAAAACCAAAAGAACACCGCCAAGAACTGCAGATATTATCGATGCGATCATGATATACCATTGAGTCCCGTTATAGTAGCCATCTGGTTTGTTGCACGAAGCGTTATGCTCTTCGTGACATTTGCATCTTTTGAGGAATACTTCATAATCTGACGCTCCGAATAAAAACGAACCGCTGTCGGTCAAGATTGGCGTTGCTGTTGCCCAACCCCACGCCCAACCCATAAGCATCAAAGCAAAATTTATAAGTGTAGGATTCGCACCTAGCGCTCTAGCCATCGCCTTGAATGCCACAAA